CCCCTTTGAAGCTGGCCGGGATTATGCAGGGATCACTCAACCAACTCGGCATCGAAGGTTTGGACGCATACTTAGGCCAAGTATGGGACGCACTCCAAACCGTCAGCAACATCATCTACGGGAACTTTTTCACTACAACTACCTGCCAAGAAATTAAGAACGCGTTGTTCTTTCTGAGCGCGGCGTTCGTAGTCCTTAGCGGTATCTGTCTATTAACTGGCGTACTAGTGGAAATCTGCCCTCTGGTGCGCATCATCGCTTTCGTGATTGGATTTGTCAACGTATTGATAAGGACAATGCTATGCGGCATATAGACTGGCTGTGGGTTATGACCATCGCTTTGTTCGTGCTAAGCGGGCTCGGCATCTATCGTGATCGCGCCAGATATCGATCATGGTTTAAGAAGAACAAGTGATGCTGACTAGAGGGGTAACGAACTAACGTCCATTGCCCCTTTAGTTTGATATGCGCCACCACATGCTGTATAATAAGGAGAATAGTGTTCATGAAAGAGCATATTCAGGATCGGCTCGACCAACTTCGCTTGTACTACAGTCTCGAACGTGATAGTATCCAAATCGCTATCCAATCTGCGTTAATCATCGAATACCAAGCGTTCCTCGACTTTCTTTCCAAATCAGAACCTCCCGCGCAGCACATTTATCCCCTATGAACAACTATACGATGGATCTCATCAGCGTTATCGTCGGCTTCGTGTTTGGTTACGTCGTGAAAATCGTCGTGGACAAGATTCGGCGCTCGTTATGATCATCAACTGGTCACGAATCAGTCAGTTCCAGGAATGTCGTCGTAAGGCGTACAACTGGGACGCTTTACGTCTCTCGTCATGGCGTGAGGCCGACGCACTCCTTACCGGCGGCGGATTTCACGTCGGAGCCGCTGTCCTTTTCGCGACGAAGGACGTACAAAAAGCCGTTGCAGCTGCAGAAAAAGACATGCGCGATAGGTACGCAACGCAGGTCATCCTAGCCGAAGAAAAACCAATCATCGAACATGGCATTGAGTGGACGAAGCGAGCGGTAGCTAAGTTCGCTGAACACTACGAAGGTCAAGACGTTCAAGTCCTTTGGCCGGAAGTCGCCTTCTGTCTTCCGATGCCAAACTCCTGGCACCACTGTCACTTCGCGCATAAGTTACTTTATCCGCCCCCGGCCCCGCCGCGCGAAGAACCACCCGCAATTACGCAAATCGCAAAACGACCTGCTTGTGAATCATGGAAACAATGCCAAACCGAACAAGGGCTCGTCTTGAACCATGTTTCGTCGATGGGCGTCGAGCACTCGGATATGTACCCAAGCGAGGGGCGTTGCCCTACATGCTCGACGCCCGTACCAAAATGCTTCATGCCCCACTATTTCAAGGGCAAAACGGACGCCGTCGTCGAATGGATGACGAAGGTCTGGTTGTTCGAGCACAAAACGAACGCGCAAGCGCCGGAAATTTTCTACAAGAGGTACCTACTCGATGCCCAAGCTACGGGTTACATGTACGGCATATGGAAAACTCTTGGAGTCAAACCTGAAGGTTTCATCCTTAACGTTATCCAGAAGCCGTACAAAAACGCTAAAGATCAGCTTGCAGTTGGTTTCGGACGTGAACCTTACTTCCGCTCAAATGAAGACCTTGAAAGGTTTGCTCTCGAGCTCGTTGAACAAGCAAACGACTACGAGCGCGCATTTGCAGCTGCTGATGGAGGAAATATCGCCGCCGTCTATATGAATACGAAGTCGTGTACGAATTACAACCGGCAGTGCTACTATATGGACTACTGTCAGCGGATGTTCGTTGCGAACGAAGGCGAGTTCCACGAACGCGAGGAAGATTACGTCGAAGCGGAGTACAAAAAGGTACTACAACTGGAGACCGCATGAATAAACCTATAGCAGTTGCGATCTATTCGGGAGGCATGGACTCGTGTACGCTTGTCTATGATCTCGCACGAACATACGAAGTCCACACGCTTTCGTTCGATTACGGTCAGCGACATCGAAAGGAGCTCGACTATGCGCGGGCTGTTGCGAGGGATCTTGGGATTTTTCACAAGACTATCTCGCTCTTACAACTGCGCGATCTACTCGGAAGATCGTCGCTTACTGACGTTACGATTGACGTACCCGAAGGTCATTATACGGATGCGACGATGAAAGCGACGATCGTGCCTAACCGGAACGCGATCATGCTCTCGATCGCCTACGGCTTCGCGGTCTCGATCGGCGCGAAACTCGTCGCGATAGCAGCACATGCTGGAGATCACCCGATCTACCCCGACTGCCGGCAAGGGTTTATCGAGATGCTCAGCGTAACGTTTTCGACCGGCAACGACAGCGACATTTATATCCACGCGCCTTACACCAACATAACGAAGGCGGACATTGCCCGACTCGGGAACGAACTAGGCGTGCCTTGGGACCATACGTGGTCGTGCTACAAAGGCTTGTCGCTCCACTGCGGGCGTTGTGGTACCTGTGTCGAACGCCGTGAGGCTTTCGCGCTCGCCGGAATCAACGATCCAACCGAATATGGAGGAATCCTCTCATGAACGCCTCTTTTATCCTGTATATTCTCGCCGCGATATGCTTCTTCATCGCCGCGATTAACGTCGCTTGGCCGCGCGTGAACCTCATCGCGCTTGGTCTTTTCTTCTGGGTCCTTACGTACCTTATCGGCGGTATCCATGGCCGCTAAGTACGCGACGGTCGCCTTCGACTCGTGCAGTGAGATGGCGCGCTTGTACTTCTCGAAGGCGATGAACAAAACGACGCTCGATACCGAAAAGATTCGCGGGATGAACGACTACCCGCCAGCCACGGAACGTATGAACATGCTTATTCGGAGGCTTAAGAACCTACGTGACCAAGGAACTGAAGTCGTCTTCACCGCTCATGAAGATATCCAAAAGGTCTACGCTCGTGGAGGTGCAATGGCTAGCAAGGGTCAACAGCCCGCTGAGCCTGTTGCTGTTAAAGGTTGGCCCGATATGCCTGGAAATCGAACACCAGACGAAATGTGCCGTGCAGCAGATAACGTTCTCCATGTCAAAATCGTTAATAGACAGCCGGTGGCTGTCGCTGCACGTGAGGTATTGGGTGCAGGAGGAGATTACTGGGAAACTAAGGATCGATTTAACGCACGAACTATCGGCGCGCCTCCAGGATATCTTCCCTTCGACTATGGTAAAATCGCAGCACTGGCAAAACCAACAGGTCTATGGAATCCGGCTTACATTTGGATCTTTTACGGGCCCTTTGGGATTGGTAAAACCCGAGCGCTCCTCACCTTCCCACGACCCCTCTATCTCTTCGACTTCGACCGAGGAACCAAGTCGATCCCCGAAATAGTCGGCGATAAGAGTTTTAAGGTAGATTCATACGACGTTGAAGACTCAAAGGAATGTGAGCGCTTCATCGGAACCGTCGCGACGTTGTACTAACCCACAAAAGGAGAAACAAACGCATGCGCAATGTACGTGTAACATTCACCGCCACCGACAAGGAAGATTCCGGCGAGGAGATGGATAACGCCGAACTCGTCGCGTCCTGGTCAACGTTCCTCGACGAGGCCTTCGAAGATTTCCAAATCGAAGATATCGCCGTCGAAAAGGTCGAGGAACTTTCACGCGTCGCAGATGAAAGCGCCGACGAAGAGGAAACCAGCTAATGATCGTTCGTTTCGAATTCTCCATCGACGATACTATGTGGCCAAAACTTTCGTTAAGCGGTACGCGGATCACCACGACCGGCGAACGCGTCGCTTTCAACGAGAAGCAACAGTACGATCTCGCATACGGAGCGTTCGAAAACGCGATTCACAACCAGCTCCGTCCTGCCGTCGAAGAAATCATTCGACGGCACGTTCGTTAACGTACCATCAGCCCAGCTAATCGAGCTAATCGAGCAAATCAAATGACAATACACACAGATAATATGGATGAGGTTCAGGCACCAGGTGAACTAGTCCCGGAAGGCACGTACCACGTACGCGTCAGTAGCGTTACCGAAGATACGTCGGCACAAGGCAAGCCGATGGTCGTCGTTGACTTCAAAATCCAGAACGAAGGGCCCTCGTATGGGCGCAACGTGAGGGTTTGGGCATCACTCGAACCCAACGCGCTTTTTACCCTTAAGGGCATCTACAAAGCCGCAGGTTACACCCCTGGCCCTGAGGGTCATGATCCCGAACAAGTACTCGACGCGGAGATGTACCTTACCGTCGTCCACGGTATGTACAAGGGCGCTCCGTCAATGAACGTTCCACCGTACAGCTTCAAATCACTAACGCAAGCACCGGGAGTTCGATAACATGTGGGCGCCCATATTCATCGTCATATGGGCGCTCCTCGTTATTTCGATCGAAACACGTCGGATTAACAAGGAGCGCGAGCGTGTACGTAAGTAAAACGTTTACCTTCGAGGCGTCGCATCAAATTGCCAACCATCCTGGCAAATGTCGGCGCCTTCATGGTCACTCTTGGGTCCTTACGGTAACCTGTCAAGGGAAGCTAGATCCCATCACAAAGATGGTCAAGGACTTCTACGACATCAAACAAGCCGTCCAGCCTATCGTCGACAAACTCGATCATCAGCATCTCGGCGAAGGCGAAGTAATCCATTTCAACGGCATGGAACCCGACTACAAAGTCTGGCTTCTTTCAACCGTCGAAGGAATGATTCCCGGTTTCACACCAACATCCGAAAATCTTCTCGTCTGGATCGCTTCACAGATTCCAACAACGTTACCTTGGTGCAAGCTAGAAATCAACGAAACTTGCACCTCCTCCGCAGTACTCGAGCGCTGGGAACATACGCGCTACTTCTTGAAGGAAGGAGGCAACCATGGCAGGCAAGAAGAAGGAGATAAAGAAGGAAATGAAGAAGGAAAAGAAGTTCCCGCCCAAGAAGGCAAAAAAGTAGCGTCGCCGCCGATTGATATAGACGCGTATATCCGCGACGATGACATTCCCTTCTAACAAACGGGAGGTATGTGCACCCTGTTCATGCCTCCCGCTTTACGGAGCGATTATGGAAACGTTACGCTATGATGTACTACATGGTGAACTCGATCCGCGCTACGACATCGTCTGCCCGTTATGTAAGAGCGCGGTCGGTTACCCTTGCACAGTAAAGAAGCTCGACGGTCGTGAGATGGTTCCGTGGATTCACGATGAAAGGATACAAGATGGTGCTAATCCGGCAGAACCTTAACGAGGATCGCTTCATCCAAATGGAGGCGCGTTACGATGGTCACTGTGCTGAATGCGAAGAAGATATCGTCGAAGGCGACCCAATTGTATGGGACATAAAAGAACGTAAGGCCTACTGCGAAACGTGCGGTAAGGAGTACCTATGAACCACAATCTTATCCCACTCGCTGAACATTTCCACTCAATCCAGGGCGAAGGCACATTCGTCGGTACGACGATGCATTTCATTCGCGTTGCCGGTTGTTGTGTCGGAGCGAAGGCGACGCACGATTTCGTTACCGCCAATCGTGGAACGATCCCGATCCTATCAAACGGACGGCGTGGATCGAAGTGCCAAACGTACGACGGTCGCTACTTTACGTGCGATACCGACTTCGCGTTAGCGGAAGAACTATCGCCCGAATATCTTCTTCGTGAGACGTACGAAGAGCACATCTGCCTTACTGGCGGAGAACCGCTCGCATACGCGAATCGACCTTGGATGAAGGAACTTCACGAAATCGCCGAATCACGAAGTATCACGATTCACATCGAAACGTCCGGAGCGATCTACATCTCGAACAAGTTCTTCGAAAACGACTGGATCGCCGTTGCCCCAAAGCGTAACGTCACTCCTGGTATGATCAAACGTGCGAACGAAATCAAACTACTCATCGATGAGTCGTTCAAAATCGAGAACGTTCCTGCGATGATTCTGAACAAAAAGAACATCTTTCTCTCACCGATCAACGATGAACACGACGTTAGCCTCAAGAATGTTTCCTACGCGCTTTCGATCCTCGCGACTCACCCATCGTGGCGTCTTTCCGCCCAATGGCACAAGTTCTTGGGGGTCAGATGAAGATCGAACACCCTTACATGCTCGTTATCGCATTCGCGAACGCTATCTTCGCGCTGGTCGTATACTACGTTCCGAGAAAGCGGTGAAACATGCTTCTCGACTTCAAACGCCCCCCGTACACCATCCTCGAACGCGTCGTTTCGTACAGCGGTAAGTATCTTGGATTTTTCGGAACTCACTACGAGAAAGGAAACCTCTGTTATGTCGTCGGCGCGGTAAACCGTCAAGACGGCGAAATAACAGCACGCCACTACAATGAAAAAACAGGAAACGTCAACATCGAACACGCCAAAGCCGCGGCGCAAAAAGCCTGGCAGGAGTTCTTCGCAGGACTCGTTCGTAAGCCTAGTGACCAAGATGCAGAAGCCGACGTATCTCGACAAATCGAACATTGGTTCGATACCTACGAGCGAAGAATCAACGAAGGTCTTCGAAAGCGGAGCACAAAGGTCAACTGAAGACGCGGGTTTTCGTTACGACCTCGTTTGTCCGACGGCGCTCGCGCAACTCGCAGCACGTTACGATCTCGGCACGAAGTATGGCGACGACAACTGGACGAAGGGAATGCCTATTTCGAGCATTCTCAACCATCTCGAAATGCACCTCAATCATTACAAGCTCAACGGTAATACCGTCGACAACGATCTCGCGGCAATCGCGTGGGCTGCGTTCGCTCTCATGCACTTCGAGGCCGAATGCGATTGTCACGTCGTGCGTGGTATCATGAAGCAAATCGACGCGAGCTACCTCGAAGAGGAGAAAACGCGGCAAGGGAGGTTAAACAGTTGAACCACTCGAAAATCGAAGCAGGCGTTAGACTCATTCTCGCCGGACTCAATTGCGACACGAAGGATCGTAACTATGCAGAGACTCCCGAACGGGTTGCTCGCGCTTATGACGAAATATTTTCCCCAAAGGAAACTGAATACGCAACCTTTGAGGAAAGTTATAGCGACTTTATCCTACTCCGAGGACATAAAATGTTCTCTCTCTGCCCGCATCATCTCTTACCAGTTCATATGGAAGTCCATGTGGCCTACATTCCTAACGGAGAGGTCCTTGGACTCTCTAAGCTTGCGAGAGTTGTGCATGATTGCAATGCCGGGCCAATATTACAAGAGGCTTTCACTCGGGAAATCGTCGATCGCCTTAAGTCGATCATCCCCACTGCAAAAGGAGCCGCCTGTCTGGTTACTGCAAATCACGATTGCATGCAGATTCGCGGTATTCGAACTCTGGGCGATATCACAACGTACAACTTGGTTGGAGAATTTCTTAACGTTCCTCACATCCAAGCGAGATTTTTCGACATCGTCTTGAACTGGAAACGCTAACATGAAACCGGAGACATGCAATGGATGCCCCTTATACAACGCCCCCGGACCCATATGGGGAACTGGAACCCCTAACGCAAAACTCGCCATTCTGGGTCAATCTCCTGGACCAACAGAAATCGCTGAAGGAAGACCTTTTGCCGGACCATCCGGAAGAATACTTGATCGCGCTCTTGGAGATGGAGGTATTAGCCGTACGCAGAACTTTGTTACAAATACGGTTAAGTGCTTTGTCGCCCCAGGACAACCGGTACCTCCGGGAGCAGTTACTAAGTGTAAACCACTCCTTGACAGAGAGTTGCGAAATCTTAAGTCGGTATCTACCATCTTAACGTTAGGCGCCGAGGCGTTCAATGAAATCGCGAGCCCGAAAAAGTTCCACATGCTCCACGATAGACGAGTCAGCCGAAAAGACGCCAACTACTGGTTACGTGGTTGTCCTACACGAATCAATCGTGGCGAGCGTACCTACGTGGTCATACCAACCCTCCATCCGGCTTTCGTCATGCGTACAGGCTTTACGATCGCTCCTGTCATGGAGAGCGACATCGCCAAAGCTGGTCGATTTGCTGACGGACGTGCTGTTTGGCGGACCCCGAGTTTTGATTCATCTCCCACTACTGCGACGATCAACGAGTACGTCGATCTCCTTCTTAGCCGAGGAGAGGGTGGACTTGATATTGAGACTCCGGAATCGCTCGTGGAGGATGAAGACGAACTCGTCGAAGGAAAATATCTTCCTGTCGGGGTTATTGGGCTCTCAGCTGAACATAACCACGCACTCCAGGTATATCCTGATCAGTTTCCTCTCCTACGAAGACTGTGTGACGTTTCACATCGAGGATCCGATGATCGTGATCGACAGGTCACCCTCTGGGCCTACAATGCAGGCTTTGACTTTCACCATCTGCGGCAGCACTTTTCTCTCGACGCTATACGACCAGCTGACGCGATGATGGCGTTCCACCTTTTAAGGCCTGAGATGGCGCGGAAGGATCTCGCAACGTGCATGTCGTTCTATACGGACTTACCCTTCCACAAAAACCTACAGGACATTTCACCAGACGAATACAACGCCGCCGATACCTACGGAGTTCTCGAAGCTGGTCAAAACATGGTCGCAGCTATGCAAGAGCTTGACCGGTACGGTGCCAAACGCTTTCGCTGGTTCCATCAAGGGATCGAGGACCTCTTCTGGCGTCATGCAATGCCGATCATCCCAGAGATTGGATCGTGGAACGTCATCGGCGCCCCGTACGACCAAGCAAAAAGCGACATGATCGAGATCGAACTGCGAATGAAGCTCGATGCGTACGAAAAGTGGTGGGCGAAGAACATTCCCATGTTCTCGTGGTCGTCTCCCAAGCAGCTCGTCGAAATGTTCCAAACACGCGGCATTAAAGTGCCGAAGGTAAAACGATCCAATGGAACGTACACACCCAGCGTTGATGACAACTTCCTCGAAAAACTTGAGCTCAACGGAAATCAAACTGCTCGACTTATACGTACTATGCGAGAGCTTCGAAAAGCAGGCGACTTCGTTAATCTCGCAAGTAAAGACGGACGCGTCTATTGCCGAGGCAAAGGGCACGGTCAGGTCGGCGGAAGAATCCAAACGGTTAATCGAAACATGCAACAGATTCCAGAAATTCTCGCGGGATCGTCTCCTCGGGATTGTATTCCAGCTGAGCGTCCTTGCGATGTCGTTATCAGCGCAGACTTCTCGCAAATCGAATTCTGGGCGTACGCGTGGTACTCGAAGTGCAAACATGCACTAGAGATCAAAGAAAGCGGAGACTATCTATATGCAGCCTTCTACGAAGAAATATGGAACGAGCCTTTCTTCCTTCGAGGTAAGCCCAGGTATAAAGAGTTCCGTGATGAAGATCACACTCCCCCATGGAAACTACTTATTGCGAAGTCGTGGCCGTTGGGGTTTACTTATGGACGAGGAGTTCCCAATCCTACTGACCAAGGGCTACCGATTGATCGCGTTAAAGCCCGAGCCATTTACGATGCTTTTCACCGAGACTATTGGGAATTTCGCCGACTACACAGCGAACTCAAGCTCTCCGCGTCTAAGTATGGCTACCTTCAAACGGTCTTTGGAAGACTACGCCGTTTCCCGAATCCCGAAGGACAACACAACGAGATATGCGCTTTTCCTGGACAAACAACAGCAGTCGATGTACTCGTACGAAATGTACTGCTCGCTCTTCCCCAACGTCTTACTGCAACCTTTGGCGAGCGGTCGAGAATCTATTTCACCGTCCATGACTCGGCAATAATGAATGTCAACTGCGACTTTGGTGACGGTACGCTATCGCGAAGCAAGGCGCTAGATGCGTACGACCTAGTCAAGTCGGCCTTTGAAGCTCCCATCCCAGAGATGGATGGCTTCGTATTCCCCGCAGAGGTGAAGATTGGCCCGTCATGGGGGCAAGGTGCACGAAAGGAAAAATTCCTTGCAAAGTTCACCGCAACAACAGTTTGAAACCTTCAAGCTACTGTTGCGCGACAAACGAGGCCTCGACGTTAAAAGTCGGATCTTTGGTGCCGTCGTAACGTGGCTTAAGATGCCACTTGAAATGCCTGCGGAGTATCGCGAGGAAATAAAAACACTCGTATGCATCGCGTTCAATATCAACGAAGACGAACTTCGACAAGCGATCCTTACCGCAGCGGATCCAATACCGATCGAAGCGCCTATAGGAGAAGTCGCGAGAATCGTCGAGCGTCTCATAACACCTTCGCTAGATCTAACGGCGATCGCTCGACGACAAGAGGAAGAACTATGGAAGCTTATACCAAGAGAGGGATTCCTACATGACTATGCAAATTATACTCGGAACAGTGAGGCTCCTCTCGCTTACCATGTTTTTTGCGCTATTGCTGGTATTGCTGCGACTGTCAATCGCCGAGTCTTTTTCGACATGGGCAACTTTAGGTTGTTCCTTCCTTTTGGCATTCTTATACTTGGACCATCTGGAATCAAAAAGACTTCTGCGGCAGATATTATCATCGGAATTATTAACGAAATGCAACTCACACCGGTCTACGCCGAAAAGCTAACGCCTGAAGCGCTGATCGACGCGATGAAAGGAGGTAACGCTACCGGCTTGGTTTACGCTCCCGAAATGACCGTCTTGATCAGCAGACAACGATATATGGAGTCGATCATCCCGCTTCTCACGCGCTTCATGGACTCACCCGACTTATGGAAGAGCGGAACGATTATGCGCGGCAAGGCGGTCTTGACCGACGTAGCCATAACGTGTATCATGTGCTCGACGATGGATTGGTTCGTAAAGAACACACCCGAGTCGATCTTCGGCGGAGGTTTCATCGCGCGTAACGTTATGATCCTGCAGGAGGCTTCGGCGCGTATGAAAGCACTTCCCGAACCTTCCGACGGACGCCTGCGGGAGAAACTAAAGATCGAGCTCGCGTGTATGCACGAGAATCAAGGGGAGATGATCTTATCCGATGCAACACGAACGACGCACATCGATTGGTACGAGGAAGACAAAAAGACACGACTCGTCGAGCACGAGATCCTCGAAACGTATTACCAGAGGAAACCACAACATCTCCTGCGTATCGCGATGTGCCTTCATCTCTCGTCCTGTAAGGACATGATCGTTTGTCTCGCGTGTTGGGAACGAGCGCTAAAACTTCTGACGTGGACGGAAAAATTTTTACCCGCTCTCGCCGGTAAGATGTTCAAAACGGCATGGGGTGAAGACCAAGAAATTATCATCCGCAAGATCCGCGGTGCTGGAGGTAAAATCGACCATAGTGATCTTATACGTAAGATGCAGTACAAAATGGCAGCTGCGGGAACGCGAAACATTCTCAGTAGCCTTAAAGAGGCGGGTGTGATCCGCGAAACGCGCAGTGCTATCGAACATTCTTACACCTTAGCGGAGGGATACAATGATTAAAAACGAGAAAGATATCGCGTGGGATCTTATTGCGAAGTCGCGTTTTTTCGAGAACGAACGCGAGATGCTTGTAGCACTTTACGAAAATGCCTCGATCCCTGAGGTGGCTGCGGTCCTGAACACTTCAACGGGTACGGTTCTCAAGCGGATGGAGAAACACGGCATCCCTCGTCGTCGTCGGGGTGGTATTGTTAACAAAACATCGGTGCGTTACAAGATGTTTCACGTCGACCAAAGGATTATTCTGATCCTCGGTCTAAGCGAATGTTCCGCGGCTATCGGCGTCTCGACCGCGTCGCTCTACAAGTACAAACAATGGAAGATCGGACGTCTATCCGAAATGTCGGGTAACATAATACAAGAGGAGGAAGACGAAAGCGATGCAATTCTGCATAATCAGTCCGGCGACGGGGTTGCAACAATGGGCGACCAAAAGTAAAGCGCACTTAGTTTTGTCGCACGTAACGAACGCACTTTATCAACAGTTTTACCGAAGGAGGCGTGAAGATGGCGATCTTATCATACTCGATAACGGAGCATATGAAGGACGTCTCGACAGTAACCAACTTCTTGAGCGAATTGGACTCTACCATCCTCAAGTTGTTGTCTTGCCAGATCTTTTCGGCGGACCCGGACGCGATTCACTCGATATCAGTGTACGTTTCCATACAAAGTGGCGATCAATCATAAGTAATACGGAGTGGATGTATGTACCGCAGGGTGAAACGATCAAGGATTTCGAATACGTGCTCTGCAAGGGCATCGAGGAAATACAGCCTTCGTGGGTTGCGTTACCGCGCATTCTTGGAACAAAACTTGCGCCTGGTATTGGTACCCGCACACAGTGGTGTGCCTATATACATACGAGGTACCCGTCCGTTAACGTTCACGCGCTCGGAATGCTTGCGGGGAATGCAGCGGAACTGCCTTTGCTTGCCAGCGCGAACTGTGCGTCGGTGGATTCCTCAGCTCCAGTTTGGAGGGGATGGAATGGTTTCCGTCTCCACGATCCCGCTTGGGAAGTTGAAGGTACTGATGTTGATTTTGATTCCCCACCTCAAACGAATAGACGCAACCTTCAAGCGATTAGAGACAATCTTGCAGTATGTGGGGTGAACGTATGATCGAGTATAAAGTCGGTACGATTATCCAACGTGAAGGTCGTTCGTGGCTTATCCACCGCATCGTCGATAGTAAGTCCTTCTTCGAAGATACACACTCGAAGGAGTGTTACGTTATCGACGAACTCTACCTCGAACTCCGTTGTGCGGACGAGATATCGTTTCTCGCACTAAGGGAACATAAGGAGACGGTAACTAAAGATCCTGCGGTGATCGAGGCGAAGCTCCGCGGCCCCGATACGCTTGAATGGCGTAAAGCCGGAAAGGTGAGAGACCTGTGAGCATCTCACGTCCCCTAGGTGCGCGTGTTCTCGTCGATGATATCGTAACGACGTTGAGCGTCGAAAAGCGCATGGAAAATATCGTCGGTCCGAATAACGAGCCGGCAGGTCTCGTCGCAGTCGTCGCGGAGGCTCAAAGACCTCAATCGACACAAGGACGCGTGATCGCGGTAGGTAGCGATCCTTTCGTGCAGGAGCAGATCGATGTCGGAGATATCGTGTCTTTTAGTTATCTGGACGGTACTTTTGTTCACATTGATGGCGTGCGTTTTCGTTCACTGGAGTTTCAACAAATCATCATGGTCACGAAAGAGGAAAGAACAGTATGAAAAAGACGTTATCGCTCACGCTGGGACTCATATTTATCTGGACCGTATCGCTAGCTCAAACGCAACCCCAGTTAACCAAGGAGGAGACGCTCACACTCGAGAACATCCAACTACGTCAGGCGCTGATAAACCAACAAATCACCGACCTGCAAGCGAGAACGAAAGAAGCTAAAGAGACGATCGAGAAGGCTCACCCAGGATATACACTCGCGCAGACACAGCAAGGGTTTCAGCTCGTGAAGACGCCGGACGAAAAGCCGAAGACCGACGCACCTAAGGCGGCCCATTAGAGTCGGCGTCGGTGTTTCGCCAGATTTGCACCAACCGATTGAACCTCGCGATGTCGTTATCGAGGACACATGCGAGGTCAGTTCGATACATTTTTTCAGGGATCTTTGCCGCTTCTGCAAGCGCCATAGGTCCCTCAAATGCTTTTTCGGAGTCAAAGCCATGTCCGGTAATAGCGACAACGGCCCCGTACGCGGGCGTCGTTACGAGCTGATTGCGCTCGTTAAACATCACGTCGTAAAAGAAAAGATGATTGCGATCTTTGCGCTCGAAGCCACGAATTGGAACATTCCCCTCGTGATGAAACTGGTCAGAGGGATATGGGGGTACGTCAACACGCAAAGCAGACCCGTAACCGCCTTTCAGAACGAACTCCTTTGGCTTGTCCCCACGCGCCAGCGGAGTAATGAGATCATCCCCGATATCGCCTTCGAAAAGCTCCAAGAAAGAGGGGAGTGCATCGTATCCGAAACGTGGAGTGAACTCGAGCGCCCACACGCCTTCCTCGTTGACAATCGAGTTGAGGTCTATTGGCCCTACGTAACTAAATTCACGGAGGACTGGTTCCATCCGCTTGAGCCCCTCCTCGATGATGTGATTAGTGCCCGTCTGCCAAGCCCAGACGAGGTTCCCACTACAGCCGCCAGAGGGTCCGAGGTTTCCATTCATGAGCTGCTTACGTTCAACGGTATGGTTGAACGGAATCATGAAGGTCTCACCATTAAACCAACCCTCGGTAGAAATAGCAACTCCCTCTTTGAACTCCTGAAGCTCGTACTCCGGAGCGTGGGTTGCAACGGATTCGAAGTAATGGAGCATTTCGATCATATCCGCATCGTCCGTCGAGACGTATGACCCAACGGCGTGATCATCGCCGAGTTTACCCGAAGGCTTGAACGCGAGACGTTTTCCCTCTTTCTTCGCGTACACGCGTCCATCCTCCCAATCGTGGAATGTTTCCGTCGTCGGTACCTTTATCCCGACTTGCGTCATATATTCAAAGGCGACATCGCGTTCCAGTTCTAACGCATCCGCGAATACTGATCCCATAAAAACACTGTAGCCACTAGCGCGTAGACGATCACCAGTACGGCCACCACCACTACTGTCAAAAACCACGATGGTCTCTTTGGTAAGGGCGGTTTCCCATCTCCGCGGTTTCTCCAGAAGCCCGTCATAGTTCTGCTTTGCTCTCTTGTCCCTCATCCACGCTGCTACTTGATGTCCTTTGTCCTTCAGTCTCAGCGCTAAGCCGAGCCCGTCCCCCGTGTTGCTCAGGAACAGAAACTTGCTCATGTGTCTTCGGGCCTCCTTGCCCTAGCGTCCAGTTGACGCCCTCTTTGCCGAGTCGCTTCGCGCGTTTTGCCCACGCGTCGTGCTGTTCCTTCGTCCCTTCGAGTGTACTATAGTATGAAAGTGAAAGCGTCGCAAGTCGCGCGAGGATGCGATCCGGCGATGCGCTATTCAAAAGCGTAAGCGTTTCGTTCCCAATTCCGCCATCTTCGTACGCACCACATGCACGTTGGACGAGACGAATTCCTACCGGGCCCATGTCTTTGTACATATCGAGGACTTTCGCGCGAACGCGTTCATCGACGATCTTCCGCTTTTGTACTGCGATAAGAGATCTGACTTTCGCCACGTTAGCGTCCTTTCGTCGTTGAACTCTTCGGCGATTCGCGTTGCGAGACAACACCTGGAATTGGCTTGTCCTGCACCCGCTTCAAGGTGCTGACAGTTCCTGGGATGTTCTTAAACTCGTCAACATCTTTCGGTTGGTTAACGCAGTCACCTACAGCCTGCGCACGGTCACCTAGCGGCGGTTTCATGCCCATGGGTCTTCTCCTGGTGGCCACCAATATGCGTAATCGGTGTCCAAGGTTATAGAGTTATAGATAAGGTGCCTCATTGCTGGCGACCTTGCTGCTTGAAGCCTGTTTCGTACTTCATCCAATCCTCAGGTGAAAGGTCCTGTAAGTGCTCGTTCTTCGGTTTCATCCCAAGTACGCGAATTGCCTCAGGCGTTAACTGACCGTTCACAATCGGCGATCCGCCCTTCTCGATCGCTTTCAGAATCGCTTCCATCTCGATCGAACCGGGGATGAAGTTCAACGGATATTCGAGAATATCTTTCCGCGCTTGTCTTCCTTCGTCGCTTTCCTCAGGAGCTTTCATGATATCCTGCGCGAGCTTGAGATGCGGCGAACCGCCATATCCCGCCGGCGAGAAGAAGAACCATTTGCCTACGTCAGCGTCACCGAATCCTCCAACGTTACCGAGCGTCTTCGACGCCGCGTAATTCGAAGCAGTCCACAAAGCCATAGCTCGACGCGTCTTCGCCGGATATTCCGCGTACTTCGATATACCCTTCCGTAGGAACTCCATGTAATTAAGCGGCCACATCCCATACTGGCCGAAAATGCGACCAAGACCCGTCCTTAACGCTAAAGGTTGAGATCCACGACGATACGGCCAGAGAGTAGCATCGACAGTCTCGAGCGCGATGTTCTTCGCGATATCCTCGGCGGATACCGTTTTTCCAGGACCAAGTTTACGTACCATTTCAAATTCGCGACGTGTAGTCTCGATCTTACTTTCGAGCTTCTTAACGAGATCTTGATTTGGTCTCGCAGATCGAGTCTCGTTATACAACTGGTCGTTCAATTTGTATAGGGTCTTCTCAACTTCCTCGATATTACCCTTCGTTAAGACGTCTCGCATAATTCGCGTTTGAAGAGGTTTCGGAAAAAACCACATCGACGTGTCTTCGAATAATTGACGTACGTCTATCCGTCCGGCTCGATAGGCCTTAACAGCTTTAAGCGCCGAGCCATACTCGCCATGATAGGCGACGTTACGTCCGAAGTTATGACCCCAACGAGAAGGTGCGAGCAGACGATTCGAAAGTTCCATCGCCTTGTCGAGCGTACCCCCACTATGTGGTGGCATTTCGTGGTAGATGTCACCGTATAGTTCCATAACGTTATGGCTATCGAGTAACGCACCAGCCGCCCTTGCTTCGGCGAATCCTGCGGAAGTTAGTCCCTTACGAAGACCTTCGAGCATCTTCGTCGGTCCTAAAATCGGTAACGTATTTGTGATGACCTGAATCATATCACGAAGAGGAATGATAGGTCTCGCGCCGATTCCTGCGGTGTACGATAGCGCGACCATACGATTGAAGAGCGTTCCCGGATAGTTAAACTCCTCCTTAAGTTGGAATCCTTTCGGGAGATATTTGTTCATCTCCTTGAAGCCGTTCGCGAGATTCTTCTGAAAGTCGCTAATACCCTTCGTGATTACCTGTTGTGAGACATCGGGAATACCCTTGACGTAGTTGATATAGTTCTGAATCGGAAACCGGAGTGTACCAAGAACCGATACGCCGTTACGATCCTCAAGCCGCAGTAACTTCGAAAGCTCCGCGAGCGGCTTTTCAACGAACTTTTTATTGTAGCCTTCACGAAGGAGATAGTTGATAAAACGACCCGCATGGCCGTCACGAGGATTGAGTTCTCCGTTTACGATCGCTTTATGGAAGAACGACATTTGCGTTTCATCCTTGATTCCCTTGCCAAAAACCTCAGCAGGATCAAAGTTGAAACCTCGTAACCGACCAAGATCATTACGAAGATAGTCAAAAACCTGAATACCTGTTGAATCACGGAAGTCCGTTAACCACTTGTTAGCCAAACGTGTATCTTGTAGGAAGTTAGCATCGACGGCACCAAAACGCTGTTGTGATACCATCCTATCCCAGTATTTCGGATCAGCAGCGAGAAACTCGAACATCGTCTTTAGACGGTTTGCATCACCACGCAAGAACTTTGCACAGTCTTGATAGTTCTTCGTAAGCCAGTTCGCCCCTGTTCGTACACCATCATCGACGTCTTTGAACCTATCATAAAGCCCTAACTTTCGCCCAACTGCTTCGAACTTGGAATCGATCGATGCGAACCAATCTCCGGTAGGTCTTATAAGCGACGATGCAGCTGCGAGTCCTCTAAAGCGATCCTCATGAGGCGTAAGTTCCGCCATCGGAACGTCTTTCTTCGAAAACGGCAACGTATGTACCGCTGCCATCGGCGACTTTAAGCCCGCCTGTTGAAAGAAGATCGAATCGTCGGGAACGTATTCCGCCGCCCCTTGTGCTTGCTCGATATGATCCGCGACAGAAGACTTCGGACCGATGTGTACGCTCTCACGTGGATTCGTCATCACAAACGAATCGCTTTCGGGATCGAAGTAAAGTTCATGGCCAGCCCTTGCCGCACCCTCCTGCCAGCGTTCGAGTCTCGCACGTCCAGTTCGTCGCAAAAGATCGTACATACGCTCTTCGGTCGCACGCATTTCTTGTGTCGAAACCTTACGACCCATAGCTTCGAGGATACTGATCGTCGAAGCATCGACCATGTCGATTACGTGTTTCGTACTTGTGTCGACCGCACCAAGGCTATCGAGCATTACCTTATCGCCGTGACGAATCGCGGACGCAGCGTAAACGTAAGCCTCTTCGAGGCGTTGAGCATGTGCCGCCGTAGCATACGAACCTACTTCGTCTCTAAGCCACTTCGCGATCTGTAACGCCGCAGGATGCGTACCGAAGATATCTGGTAGCTGTTCTCTAAACGGTGTAAGCTGTACGTGTAGCCCTTCGTGATAAATGAGTCCTCGACTCGCGCCCTTCGAATAAACTTCGACGGGTAGTTTCGCTTCGCCGTAACCTCCCATCTGTGTGTAACCCATCTGACGCATGATATCTTGCCACGTGTTATCTCTCGCAACGAACGCCTGAGCGCTACCTATCAATTGTTGCATCTGGTTCGGTTCGACGCGCATCGTGACGCGATCACGACGAGTCGTAACGACGACAGGCTCTCGCGCTCCGAACCGATTTAGACCTTTTCCAACCGTGATCGTTCTACGCTCGCCTGGAGGTATCTGCTTTTCGAACAAGTCGCGCATACCAGGCTGCTTCGTTACGCTAAAGCCGGGAATACCTTCACCTTTCTCGGCGAACTCGGCTCCGAGCTGACCTATCTTCGAAGGAATCTGCCGCTCACGCTCCGCGATCGTCTCGTTGAAAATGTCCATCGCCTCTTGCGTACGCGGATCGAAAACCTCATCGGCTTCGTGCTCGAGCGGCTCTTCGCCTACTTCCTCGACCGTGCGATGCCACTCCTCCGGAATCCACTTTTCCATATCGAGACCAGCCAACTGTCTCGCCGTGGCTTCTTTCGAGGTAAGGGGAACACGTGAATCCCACAAGCTTTTAATTCGTTTGGCGTAATCCCAGGTTTCCCCTTCAGATAGTCTCGTGCCGTTTGGTAATTCATGCGTCGAAAGATCGCTCCTTATTCGCGTTAGATTTGGTTCCCTTGGTTTGGGAACCTCGAAGTGCACTTTAGCGTCGCCATTCGGCTCGGCAGGAATACCTTCCGCGTTCATCGCCGCAGCGACTTTCTTCGCAGCTTTAGGTTCCGTCGTTAGGATCTTCGTCTCAGTCTTTGGGACAAGACCAATATCCTGCGTCATCTTCGCGAAGCGGTTGAACCCGTTAACCTCGTCAGGATGATAAAGGACCGCATCTACCGATCCTCCATTAGCGAGTTTATCTTTGAGAGTATCAATCGTTCTACTTTCAGCTTCAGGTTCCACGAAGAGAGTAAATTTCTGTCCTGTCCCCTCCGTTCCCATGATTCGGATCTTCCGACTCCCTTCGTCGGGTTTAGTGAACAGGGGTTTAGCTTCCGCCCGCGCGACCTCTTGCGTCGTCGTGATATGTTCCGCGAGCGTTTTATCAAGTACCGGGGACATCGGTTTAGGATCCGGTGTAAATGCATTTCCAATTTCCTTTTCGATAGTTTCTGGGCTACCCTCTACACCAGATCGTGCGAGCTTCCCTAGTAGCGTGAAGCTTCCATCGAAGGCGGCACCCATTGCTACGCCCTTCGCGAACGCATAGCCGCGATTTTTACCTTCAGCGTTTAAGGCCTCAACCGTTCCGAACGCTAACGCTCCTTTAGAAAGTCTGGCGGCCAAGTCTGCTGTTTTGGCAGTTTGCGCGATGCTATCGATAAGCGCATCGACGCCAAGCTCAGCTCCAGCTCCGTCAGTCGCTGCTTGGATTCCCGCAAAAGCAATCCCGCCTCCGATAAGTTCTCCAGCGATTTTCGGGCCCGTAAACGAGATATTGTCTCTTTGCATTGCTGCTCCAAGACTCGCTTGTTTCTTACGATTCGCGTCATATAGTCTCCTCGCTCCCGGACTGGTATCTTTTAGTGGTTGAAGCAACTGTTCTGTCGTAGCAAGCGCGCCCATCCCCAGTTTCGCAGAAATCGGATAGTTTACCATCGGTGCGCGTTCGGTAGCCTTTAGAAACTCGGTTCGCGTCGCCGCGGTCGAAAAACCCTTCGGGATAAGCGGTACGACATTATCGTCGAAGTACTTATGACGAATCATATCGTACTGATCTTGCGGCATCATCGGGTCGAAGGACTTCGCGAGCTCATTAAAGGGCTTAACCTCACCCGACGATGATGTTGCTGCTGCCGAAGATTTTCCGAGAAACCTATTCATCCCCTTTTCGTAATTCGAAAGTGTATCGGTAAAATATCCTCCAGCTTTCAGCGCACTCGCGTATGAATGCGTATCCTTCGCACCTAACGCTCCGGGATATTTACGCTTAAGCATACCCGCGAAGTAATCTCCGAATTCATCGAGAGACTTGAAAGATCGATAATCTTGACCTTTACCTCCAGGCACGTTTACACCCGCGAGATTATTCAACGATCGCGCGCCACGATTTGTAAAGTTTCCAGTTTCATGCGACCATTGGGCGTAGAGAACGTTCTGAGAAACTCCAGTTTCCAGTCCTACTCTCGCTGCGAGTTCTCGTGCCTGCTGCGAAATATCAGTCGCGTCTTGTGGCGTCGCTGTATCTTGTGGCATTAGTTCCCTCTCTGCCCGTTATAAAGCGCCGTGAGATTCTTACTACTTGGTAAAAGCGGTTTGTGCAGTAGATTCTCAAGGTCCGCTGCGTTTTGAATCCTCGTCACATCCTCGACCCAAGGTTGGAGAATCGCCTTCGACTCTTTGTCTCCATGATACAGGTACCACGCCTGCATGATTTGTGCTTGATGTTCGTCCGAAAGGTTCTCGAGCTTCAAACCCTTCTGACGCATAGTAGCGATCGAGGGAAGAAAGTTATTCGGATCGATATACGCATTTTTCTGATCCGTCTGCGCGAACTGCTTTCGAATCGATTCTGGCAACGAATTTTGCCAGAGATGTGTAGACTCATGTGCTATCACCTGAGGTTGAAACTTCTGTTGATTACGTACGGTGATCGTGTCCCTTGAGCCGTCATCAACCGTTGCGATGTCCTCAAGACCACTGAACGTCGAGTGAGCCTTACCCTGCACGATCTTCGCACGCGAAATCGCCTGCTGGATAGGCGCAGGCATCATCGTAAAGTCCTTGACAGATGCCTGCTGTGGAGCAGGACTTTGCGACGAACCTCCGAAGAAGCCCTTAACCGAAGTCGAAAGTTGATCGAAAAGACTTGTAGCCATCAGTCGGTCCGTTCGCCACTAGCCGCTCGTTTAACGCCCTGATAGAACTTCGATATACCCGCACCTACACCTTGTTGATTCTTCGATCCGTCTGGTGCGTTCGGAGTCGAACCCGTCATCTTCGTTACAGCACCACTCGCTGGCTTTGGTGTCATAGTCATGGTCATGCCACCCATATGGCCGAGAGTAAGATAATTCAACCACGAACGAGATTCGACTACATCAAGTCCGCTACGCTCGGCTAACTGCGCCACGTAAGAGTCCATAACCTCCGTTGGTACCGAACCCTTCCTCGCCTTCTCCATCGCAACGATTGCTTGGAAGTTCGAGAAGAATTCTTTATTCTCTTCCAGCTTCGCGGCAACATCTACCCTCGCCGCATCCGCTTCTGCTCTTGTCTGTTCAGCCTGCGCACGTTGTGCTTCGATGTTAACCTGACGCCCTTCAGTAGCTGCGCGCTGTTTTTCGACTTCCAACTGCTCTTTCTGTATGTTAATCTGCTGCAATACAGGTGGATTCATTCCCGTAGGTAACGCGTACGCGAGTCCTCCTAATGCTTGAGCTTGCATTGTACGTTGGAGACTTCCTGGTGGTACACCAGCAGTGGTGAGACCCGCTGCCTGTTCAACTTGTTGCGTTAATTCCGTCATCGTAAACGGCTTTACCTTCGCCTGTGCGTCTGCAGGAATAGGCAATCCCTTTGCGACTGCGTCAGCAACTACCTGTGCAGCAGCTGGATCGGTAACGCGTCCCGACGCGAGTAAGTTATTCATTATACCCGTCGAACGAACCTTAAACTCCGCATCACTTTCGTGACCAGACGCAACGTCAATCATCGACTGTCTATGTTCAGGATCAGCAGCGTTCCATTCCGCTGCTTGAATCGAGAACGGAATCTCGTTCAACGCCATGAGTTTACCAGTCGCTATACGTTGTTGTTCAGGTGTACCGTTGATGACATCACTTTTCAGCTGCGTTACCTGCGCATGTAGTTGCGCGACCTTATTGGCATCATCTCCTCGCTTCTGCGCAGCGGCTATAGCATTATCCGCCCAGTGCGTCGCGATCGCCTTCTGTGCGTCTTTCTTCGACATCTGCTGTTGTTGGCCCTGTTGTCCCGGTTGCCCTTGCTGTCCGGGCTGCTGCATTCCCGTACCTTTAGGAGGCTGTAAGGTATTTCCACCAGCTGTTGGATCAGCACCAGCTTGTTGTGGATGTCCTGCCTTTGTATTGCCCGTCCTCTCGCTAATGAACGACGCGATAGCTTCAGGACTTGTGTCGATATGGATTCCGGCCTTCTTCGCGAGCTTCGCAATATGCATTGAATCAACGGGGAATCCAGCCTCAGCGGCTTTCAGATTCTTGTCCATCTCCGACATAGCGCTGTTCTGTCGTGCTTGATGGAGCGCCAGAAGATCCTGTGCGAACTTGAGGCCAGGACCTGCCGCATCATTCGGCGACTGCACCCCCTGCGCAGCGGGAGGCATCTGAGGCTGTGCAGGATTCGAACTGGGTTGTGCACTCAAAGCTGGATCGATTGGCATATGTACTCCTATCTAAAAATGTCCGCGATACCTGAAGCAAGGCCCGCGCCGGTGTTGAGATCGCCTAGCCCTGATAGAACGCCTACCGCACCGCCAGCGATACCAAGTCCTGCGTTAATCCACGCGCCTGCACCCGTCTGTTGCGTCTGCGTCGTCTGCGTTCCTGTCTGTGTCGTCTTCGGCGTATAGTACTGATTCGCACCTTGCGCGAGTAGCGAGAGGATCGGCGTCGCGGCTCCCGCCTGTTGTGACTCCTCGGCTAGACCCATTTGCGTCGAGGTCTGACTAAGATTCTGCGAGAACTGGTTCGCGTAATTGCCAATTTGAGCCGACGTATCCGTCGAGAAGCGCGTTCCGCTCGCTCCACCTGCAGCTTTGATCGACGCGATCCCTTGTTGGTACTGCGACTGTCCGCTCTTTTGTAGCGTGTTATAGAGCTGCGAGACGTTGTTCTGCAGCGTCTGACCAGACTGAATGCCCTGCAGCGTATTGATAGCTCCGCCCGCAGCTCCGCCACCAAAGATCGAATTATAGATCGACTGTACCCCAGGGTTAACAGACGTAGGGGCTGCTACTGAGGTGGTTGATGTCGATGATGTTTTCTGACTTTGTCCTGCGGGCATGATTGTACCTCACGTTAATCCATTCGCTACGAAGGATGCCGTACAAACGTATGTTATAATGTTTCTCATGGTGAACAATACCACTGCGGATTTCACCTTCGAAACGAAAGTTTAACATCGTCGCGAACTTGGCCGCGTTCTCGTTATACGACGGAACCGTCGCGGTAATCCTTTCGACCTTAAGCGTCGAAAAGAGAAAATTGACGATCTCATAACCACACTGCAAGATCTCGCTAAACTTCATATTCTTGTCCCAAATAGCGTAATGCAACGAGGCATTATCACTCAGCTGCAAGTTGCGAACGACGATATACCCACGCGAATCGATTGCGAAATGTAGCGATCCCGGATCGAGCAGCCCCTCGAGAAACAACTGAAAGTTCCCTCTTGTAAAGTCATCGAATGCATAGTCCTGTGATGAAAGGTTACGCCATAGTTCGAAGAGGTAATCTTCCGAAGCGACGCCGGGATTGATCGGCGTAATCCTTTTGAGGCCTAGGTTAGAAAGATCACGACGTTTGCCCCAGCTACGTTGCATTTCAGATATACTACTGAGCTTGTCCATGTCGTTGTACTCCTGTAGAGTATTCCTGCTCGATCGATCGAAAACGTTATGAATCCCGTCGGTATACGCCCTAGGTTAACCGGTACGCTAAACTCTACATTCGGCGTCGCAGGTGTTACACCCGAGAACCACGCACCACTTACGTTTTGCGCACTCGAACTCGTAGGTGTACCGAACTCGAGTCCACCGTTAATAGCTTTCCCGATATCCTCGTAGGTGTTCTTAAGATCCTTCGAGCTAACGGGCTTCGTATGTGCCGGATAAGGTTGTCTAAGTACCTTCAATGATCTCACCTCTCGGCTCTACGTATGGAGCGAATAATGCTATCGATACGGGACCTTGGTTCGCAAGACACGTAAACGTGATGTTAATGATATCACCCGCGATCGAACCGTCGTATAGAATAGTACGAAGCAAGCTATCCGTCGCTGCATCAAACGTACGCGTCTGCGTTACGGGCGTCTGGTTTTCCGGCGAAACCGCCTGATACGTTACCGTAAGGATCGCAGGTCCTAAACGCTCGTACCTTAACAGAAGCCTCTGCAGCTGCTTCTCCATATCGGGTGCCTTAAAGTCGTACTGTCTCGCTATCGTCGCGTCTTCCTCACACTGGAGGTTCGATCCATCGGCTTGTAGGAGAGATACAATTCCAGTTGCGTTGAAGAACCCGAGAAGCATTTCAAAGTCGGTTCCCCCAATCGGAAATACCGGTGTAATCGGCTGCGTATTGTACGTCACTTCGACGTTTGTTATATATACCTGCGAAGGAACCGTTACAACAACGGCGTTAACATCATCCTGGTTAGGTCTGTTCGCTATAGGAATTAACTGCAGTTGGAACGTAAACGACCCGCCAGGTACGATAGGATTCGCGCCGCTTGTGTTTACGATGGTATAACCATTCGCGATTAACGGTGTAATCGTTACCGTACGTGAAGAAGTGGTAGGATTAAATAGCGTTATTGTGCCACTCGTATACGCCGTTCCTGCGTTAACGTTTCCGAACGCTATGCATGGAAAAACGATAGCCGATCCACCAAAGCTAGATGCGATTATAACAAATGGTTCGGTATTTAGTGCTGAGATACCTGTTAACGTTATTAGCGTTGGACCACTAACGCTATTCGAGTTCAATTGCATCGTGCAGGTTTCGGTTACACCATCCGATAACGACGGCGTAAACGTTACACCTATTACAATTCTCTGACTTGGTACAAGAACTGCACCATCGATGGGAATTGGAATAGTGAAATCACCAGGATTACCATTTGTAATCGTCAGCGTAATCGCAGGTGTGTTGAAAACGAGATTCGAGTTACCTACGTTGGTTATAAAGAACGTTCTCGAAATTCCTGTATGCACAGGAAACGGCCCGAAGTTGAGCGAATTCCCCTGCGCTAAAGGCGTAATCTGTATCGCCGCTGGCATTAGTTCACCGCCACGCGTTGCATATACGTGAGCCAACCTTTAGACGACGACATCTTCTGCCACGTTCCTTCGACTAAGTCGTGGACCCACATGATGTTAGGTCCAGGAATTGATATCCAATAGGCCTCAAGGTCGTACCCACGGCCCATAGACGCAGAACCAAAACACTGTACGACGTCGTTTGCAACAAGTGCAAGGTCGGCAGCAAGCTGCTTGCGGATCTTTCCACTCGAAAGACGATTAAAGTTACTTCCATCGAACGAGAGTACCTCCGAACTTTCTGTAATACAAAGCATCATCGGACCCCATGTTACAAGCGAGTACGGATAATAGTTGCCCCATCCTGGGCGTGACCACATGAAGGGCTCGAAGGCGAACGCAGCGACGGCGTTTCCCGTCGGGAACATTACGCTCGAGCCTTCTTGGCGTAAAATGTACGTATTACGTCCAATCGTGCCGCAACCTGTTAAGGCTCCGCCACTTTCGATCAAATCGGTCGCACCCGCCGTATTATCGAAAGCATTGATCCATTCCGTCGGATTACCCGTATCACTCCATCGAACCCTGAAGGGCCAGTTCATCGAACCTGTTATGCCCGGCGCAGGTTCGGTCCAATTAACGCCGATAAGCGATTCGCTATTCTCCGTCAGATACAGACATGATCCCGGAACGTCCCCTGCGATTTGGACGCTAATCGATCCATCGATGTAACTAAGCGGGATCGAGCCATTCGCGAAGTACACTTGCTGATTGATTTCACGAATCGCGAATGGGAGGCCCGTACCAGACAACGACGATATACCACCAGGTAACGTAAGCACATGATAACTAATGACACCTCCTGCACTCGTGATGTAGTACGCATGCGCAGCCGTTAGGACGATCGTATGATAATTGTCGAGCACGTCTTGGAACGTGTATAACGCCCGTACCGGCTGACCATCAGGAGGAGGCGTCACGACATTAAAGCGCGGTCGCGTTTGCAGACGTCCTTTACGGCAAAAGAAGTTCGTGCAGACGTCGAGAGCTTGATCGTCCATAGCCGACGGTAAGTCGGTTACGATACCCTTCCACGGACCTGCAATTGGATACCTTTGTACTGTCATCTATGCGCCGTATAGTTTGATCTGAACTTCGGTTGCATACCCCAATCCATATAAGGCTTTTGAGCCTGAAGACGACTCCCAAGTCGGTCCGTGATCCCCGCGATCTTCGCACCTGTGTTAGGGTCTGTATAACCGTATAGAAGTTTCGTAACCTCGTTCGCCTTATCGCGTTCGAGCAGCTCGATATGACCTCTCATCGCCGCGTCGTAATCGAGTACTTCAAGCCAATCGTCGGGAACTTGAAGCTGCGTCGAAAGAAGATCGTCGCCGATAATGACAGGCTTCATCCAGCAATCCATGTAAAAGACGTAGGGTCCGTTCGCATCAGGCACAGGCCGAAAGATAATCGTATTCGCCCATGGACAGACGATCGCAGGGACCCCGACGAAAGGTTGATTAGGCGGAACATACTGCGACGCGTACTTTCGAATGTAATTGATATCCTTCCAGTCGACGATTATCGGCGCTCCCGTTGTTTGATTCTTTCCCACAAGCGACTTGATCGCACGAACCGTGTCGGGATACGAGTATGTATCCGCGTTCGGCGTCGTCGAGATCTGGATCGTCTGTTCCGACTGCTCGAAGGTATGTGCAAATGCAACCGATATATATGCGTCACGTAGCCACCCCGCGATGCGCGTGTAGGTAAAGCCCGACCCAGGCGCAGGTTGTAACAGATCCTGTCGGTTGCCGAGCTTCATCGCGACATTTACGATACGACTTCCCAACGTTGCATACGCCATTAGAACTCCACGATCTCACCTGGATCTTTGAACATCTCACTAGCTTCGCTCGTACCTTCGCCAGGCTGGGATAATATGATCTGAATTTCCTTATCGCGCCACATAACCGAAAGATCATCCGTACAAGGCGTTTGTTCGCACAGTAGGAGGCCCTGTTGTCGTCTCAACGTATTGATCGGTCGAAGGAAGCCACAACGATCGCAATTCCGCCATTGTACACCGAATATCCCTTTCGCTTTAGGCATACAGCACCTACCAGTAGAAGATCTGCATTTGTTTCGCGAACGAATTCATCGTACCCGACGCGTTCGCACCGTTCGTCTGATAATTGTTGATGAGAACGCCCGGCGTCCAGTTTTGTCTAGAAGCCGAAGGACCTTTGCAGGATGGATCGAAAAGCGTGTAAACGCCATCGATCTCGACGCCCTCATAGGTAACGACGCCTGTCGCATCGCGAGATGTCTTCAAGCATAGTTCCTTCCACGTATTCGCGGGCCAGTCCTTACGGTTAACCTTCATCGTCGTGTGGTTCCAGTGGGTTCCGCCACCCGATACCGTCGTATAGTCCCAGCAGCCGGCGATGAAATTTACCTGCAGACAAAGAAAGCAGTTCTCGCCATTCGACATCATCTGGTTCATATCGAGTTCAAGCTGACCCATTTGTCCCCAGTCATCGGCTTTAACGGTGAGCTTGTAGGCGAAGTTCGTCGGTGTCGGATCCTCCGCGAATGGATTACTCCAACGCATCCCGGCTTTACCTGTTTGGACTGCGTTGAATTGTCGTCCCTCCGTCGCCGAGATAAACCGATTGAACGTCGAAGATACCGAACCGGGCGTACCTGCGTCCTTCTCCGCTTTCCATTTCGGCGCGTTATCAAGAACGCCCGACGTTTTTGCGTCCGGGGGTATGACGAGTCCGGAACCAGGATTGGAAACGGGCGTTACCGTATACGTTTTACCGTCATACGGCCAGATGATCGTATTGTTCGTGCTCATGTGGCTCCTTATTGTAACCGCGTGATAGTTATGTACTGACTACAGACCGGAGTTCCTGTTGCGCCTGTATAGTTGGCGAAGTAATTTACACCGCTTACTCCATCTAGATGCACGATAGTAGTTGCTTGAGTGACCAAGCCTGCGGTCGTCATATTCGTAGTCGGACTCGCCGTCGCGCCAAAAGTAGAGCCGGTGCCACCTGGTTTCCAGTTCCAACCGCACTGCATTGTGCCAGCGGTTCCTGCTGTTTGGACGTAGTCGGTGCAGGCAAGTTCATACGTTCCCGCTGCTACAGACGTATATACCGTCACGACTCCAACAGCCGCTGTCACGTTAAGAAACGATCCATTGAAAACCACGCAAGGGAAGTTCGCGCAGTTCGGAGGCAACCCACTTCCCGTCACGTTTTGACTCGCGACTCCGTTAATCGATTGCGGCTGTACCGTAAAGCATAGTAATAGGAGGCCCATTAACAGAATTACGTTCTTCACGGGCTTCCTCCTATCCTATACGCTTGATTACAACGTCTATGCCGTATATCGGTGCACCTGTAGCGCCGGTATAATTGGTAAAAAGGTTAAACACAGTTATCCCATCAGAATATGCTGTAATAGTCGTTTGAGTAATGTTACCCAGTGTTACCATACTCGTTGTACCGCTAGAAGCTGAGCTAGATAAACCTCCAGTAACGCCACTTTTCCAATTGAATCCACATTGCATCGTTCCAGCTGTACCTGCGGTAGTAATGTACATCGTGCAGGTAAGTTGATAAACACCCGCGATTGTAGGGGTAAAGAAATTCGTGTTAAGAGCCGCGGACTGTCCAGTTTGTTGACTCTTGTATACGATACAAGGGAAGTTCGTACAGTTCGAGGGTAATCCACTTCCCGTTACGTTCTGACTCGAAACGCCGTTAATAGATTGCGGTTGTACGGTAAAGCATAACAATAGAAGGCCCACTAACAAAATCACGCTCTTCACGGCTTCCTCCTATTGTACACGTATAACTACAATATCTAGTTCATATACAGGTGAACCTGTAACAGCGTTAAGAGTCGTAAAAACCCCAATTGGATCAGTTCCACCCACGTGTGCTAAGGCAGATAATTGAGAAGTGTTTGCGAGCGTAGTCATAAGTGGATTATTACCAGACGCACTACTTATCGCTCCCCCAGTTACTGTTTTCCAGCTAGCTCCACATACCATATTACCAGCCGTAGCTACGGTACTAACATACATACTACAATCTATCAAGTAAGTACCTGGTCCTGTAGGAGTATACACATTAACAGTACCAGTTCCGACCGTCAAACCTGGCTGTTGGCTCGCAAAAACGACACAAGGGAGCTGTGCGCAGGTCGAAGGTACACCCGATACACCTGATACAGTTACGTTCTGATTCGGTGTCCCATTGATCGACTGAGGCTGCATCGTGAACGATAGCGTCAAAAGGCCCAGTAAGATAACAATATTACGGAGCCACATTGATCACCCCCACGTTCTCGGCTACTAGCGTGGTACCGTTGAAGCTATCAAACGCCTGCTGACTACACGTACTAATCGTCGTGCCGATCGTCATCCCACCGTGAACCGCAGCCGGCCACGTCCACGTAAACGGTCCACCCCCAGGTTGACATACCTGAATCACTATATGTTCTCCGCTGTAGATCGTAGGCACCGACACTGTCGTGGCCGCACTTAACGTGTACCTCTGCAACGCATCGGTTGTGAGGTTAACCGTCGCGCCAGGCGTAAAGCTCGCGAGTCTATATGAAACCGCGCCTTTTACGAAAACCGTATTATTACCAATAAAGAAGGTGGGAGCGAATACTGCGGCATTTAACCCGCCTCCTGTAGTTGCACCGATACCAAATTGTAATTCTAAAGTGTTGGCAGGAGTTGACATAGGACCTCCGCCGCTATTTTCGGCGAGTCCCGTACCGATCATATAACCCGTCATTACACCATCAAATACTTCAACCGCCGCCCCAAGGGCTGATCCCCCTGTGATACCCGAAAGTTGCGATAATGGATATCTGGTGTTGATCGAATCCGAAAAAGTAAGACAAGGACCACTGGTACACAAAAATATCTTAGTCGAGGTTAAGTTGAGACCGAAGGTTGGATCAGAATTGATCGTACTACCATCGAGAAAAGTAATTCCCACATCATTAGTAGTGAATGCGAGACTATGAAGTGTAAGATCCGGATTTACGACCACCGTCGTAGCGCCAGCTGTACCACCAACAGTAATTGTACCGTTCGGGCTAGTAATCGTAGGAGCACCGCTAGCAGAACATCCCGTAGGTACCCATTGATGCGTCGTGTTATTGTAACAGAGAATACCAACGAGTGATGGCGTAAACGTCGGTGGGTACGCGGCTACGGTAGATGTCGTCGTGAGATTCGTCCACGTTATACCATCCGCCGAAGTCATCGCACCAACAAGCGAAGGCGTCGACTGGGCGTTTGCTATCGTAGCAAAGGCTAGTACGGCGAGTGTCAAAAGTCGTTTCATTACGCCCTCGTTTATAGGTGCACTCCAATGCACGTTATGGTACCAATAGAAGCTGCCTGTCCGCTACCCTTACTAACCGTTATCGCGTCGACGGTAGTGGTCGTTAAATTCTGAGTGCCGATTAGGTTAACCGAGTTAGGTTCGGAACCTGAACCGCCGGTAAAAGGCGGGAGCCCGTTACACACCGCTGTATAGGTTGTATTGGCGAACGCAGCGTTCCACGTTACCGTTGTAGTGCAACTCAGACCCGTTCCAACTGGCGTTGTGCAACCTGCTGCGGAACCGGTACGAATCACAACAGCTTTCACCGATCCATCGGTAAGACCACCATTCGCGTCCCATACAGCGACGTTACCGTTTGTACCCGAAGCACTTGTCGTGGCGAACTTCGTATCGGTTCCTGCGACGTTTAACGTCATCGCGAGCGTGCCAGCGGTAGTGACAGGCGAACCTGCGACGGAGATTAGCGTCGTATTCGACGACGATAGGCCTACCGACGTAACAGTTGCACTACTAGCACAAGCACTTCCGCTCGCGAGACATACCGCACCTGAGCCACTAGCTCCATTCGAAAGATCCGAAGCGCGCATCAAGTGCCCTTGAACGAAATAATTGAACGCCTCGACGTTCGAGCTAAACGACGCAGACGTACCACCCAAAGGTCCCGTGAGCGTACAACCGGTGAGTAGACAGTAATTCCCTACAATCGCGTTGATTTGATCAACCGTCGCAGCGTCGCTACCTGTCCCGCCACCTGGCAAGATGATCTGCCCTGTGAACGTACAACCCGATAATGGACAGAAGGGTCCACCTGGAAGCGTGTTCGTAAAACTCAGCGCACCGCTTGTAGCGAGTAGGAAGCCATTCGCGCTTGGCAAAAATGTTATCGTATGCGTGTAGATGTTCGCATAGTACGCCTGCGAGTTGCCAAACGTAAAGACACCGTTTGTCGAGGGAATCACGTTTCCCTGAATGACCGGCGCTGTGATCATCGAATACTGTGGAATGATACTGACGACAGGGCAGAAAACTGGATTGTTAATATTATACGGTCCTGGCGTTGAGATGCATTCCTGCGCGACCTGATTCGTGTTCGTATTATTCGGATTGAACGTAACGTTATACGTCGTATTCGCGGGTGAGATAAGATCGTTTCCCCAAACGACGCAAGGCCCGCTGTTGAGTACGTTCTGGAGCGTACCGTTAGGCTTAATATTGCACGTCACGGACTGAGGCGCGACAGTCGTTAAACCTGGTATAGTGTAGTGAATCGACGACGACTGTGGTTGGATATCAAAGACAACGGTACCACTCGTGGCTGGGTTCCCACCCGCGTCACTAATGGTACCGTTAATAGGTACAGGCGACTGTCCCGAACTAGCCGTCGCTAAACCTAGCGCGACGAGTACGAGCGGCATGTACTTTCGGATGTAGCTATTCATCGCTCGCGCCTCAGTCGAAATAAACAAGCAAAAAGCCGTCGGTGTGAACATTCTCTAAGAGACCGTGCACCCAACCAACGTTACCAGACCTTTGGTTATCGCCAGTTGAATTGCCCGTGCAGGACCAAAGAAGGTCACCAAATCGATTCGAAATCGTTACAACTGAAGCTGTACCGTTCGCATACTCAACGAACTCGAAATGCTTAACCTTCAGTTGCGTCTTTACTAGGACGACGCTCAACGACGAACCGTCGAGCACCATTGGGTTCTGCGCTAACAAGTTCGCCATTTGATCTTCTCCACGCCTAGTGGAGCGAAACAACGATACGCCCCACCAGACGTTCAGTTTAAGTGTAGTTGAATAGTACGTGCGCACCCAGACCAGCGATCGCCACCGTACCTGTGTTCGCCATCGTAAGGGCGAGCTCAATTTCAAATTCGCCCATATCGTCGGTGAACATTGCCGGAGTTGGAATCGTTACTCCCTGAGAGGCGTACTGACCTGCGGTATTCGTTGCTAGCGAACCGAGCGCTGTCGCTACTAGCAAATCCGTTTGCACAGGTGCGGCGGCTGCTGCCCCGAATGCGGGAAACACTGTTTTTCCCACTCTCAGCGTTGCAGCAGTCAACGGGACTACACCCACATTCATATTGACGAATACGTTCGCAAGCGCGATGCCTTTAGGTCCAGCAGATGGAGGTTGAGAACCCACCGTGCCGTACCTATAGTTTTCGCCGATTCGCGTGAAGTCGAGCGTCGTACGGACGAAGTAACTCTCCGCACCTGCAGCCGTTCGACCAAGCGTCCAGAGACCAGCACTAACACGCGCCGTCAAAAGGTTTGCGGAGTTCGCGGCGAGTCCGTTACCCGCCGTAGCGATAACGAGCCCATCGATGTGAGGAAGCCGCGACATCAAGCGGCCTCCTTTGAAGTTGTTAAACGTCAGCGTTGCAGCCTGTGCGGGTGGCACCACACTGGTCGCGAAAGGATCTGACGTTATGAAGTCCTCAATATCTTCTGAGTACGCCATTGTCACTCCTTTTACTGACCCGGTGAACCGCTGATCCCGTGCCAGTAGGTAACGCCGGCAACGAAACGGAAGAACGTCGAGAACGACGAGCCCTTCGTGTTGAAGTCGTCCTGGCTATCGAACTCAGGTTGTGTACGCCAGAAATACTTCAACGTGTGCCCCGTCTTGCGTGCGAAGGTCCACCAGGCTGTAGGCGAAACGAGATAGTGGTCGGTAAGAGGATTGAGACGTCCTTGTACCGAGTTAACCTCGTTCGTACCGCTGTAGGGCTTGTACGCGGAATGGAGAATCTCCTGTGCCTTGAACTGGAGATCGACGGGAATAACAACATCTTCGGGCGTCGCGCGCTTAATAAGGCCGCGCTCGTTGACCATCTTTTCGAAGATCAACAGTTGCTCTTGGATGCCGCTGACGCTGAACGCCATGTTCGTAGGGCTCGCGTTCGAGTAGGTGCCGCCACCGAGCAGGTTGTGGGTACCGATGAGGGTGCCGCCATCGATTGACTTCTGGGTCGTGAAGCTATTGACCAAGACGCTAATCGCGCCGGTTTCGATCGTTTGACGAATGGAACCTGCGAAATCCTGCGAGACCTTCCGCATGATCCCATACTGATCGTCATCCCACATCTCACGCGTGACCTGAAAGCCCATACCGTAAGATACGGGCTGATAACGAACGGTACCGCCCTGGATCGCGTTATCGTAAGCGATCGGCGTACCTTCCGGTTTGGGTGGAATCGCTCCAAGTCCAGCGACAAGTTGATCTTCCTCGTATGCCTTTGTCGTAGGGTATACGTTGAAGAACTGCTGGTACTCCTCAGGATGCATCTCCAGATCTTCGTAGATAACACTAAAGAGACCTGGTGCGAGGAGCTGACTAAACTGCCCACGTGTCGCGGCCATTTAAGCCTCCCCTTGCTGTGCAGCCTTGGTGAAGCGGAATTCAACACGCCCATGCAGCGTGCCGACTGGATCGATAAGGCTTACAATCTGAACACAAGCGCCTGTTGCCACTGTGTTCTTGATCATATCGACGTACCAGAAGAGCGTTGTTGCGTCCTGCGTCAGACCCATGAGCGAGTCGACCATGCTCTGCGCGAGGACGGCGTTTGCATCCGTAGTACTGTTACCGAGAAGACCGTTGAACGTTGTCTGATCCATCGCGAGATAGAGTCCAACGGTTCCGTCGTTCGGCGGAGCACCGATCGGCGTAACAACGGCGGCTGGTTGGTTGGGAACCTTATACGTAAGGTTCTGCGTCTGTGCTACACCACTCGTCGTCAAGTTCGACGCCGATTCCTGCGCTATGCCCTGAACAACCGCAGTAGCGGCGTTCGTCATCGCTGGGCAGGCGATGATAAACCCTGAAGCTCCCGCTACGTCTATCTGCACAGGAGTTCCTTGCTGGAACGTCTGTGACGCCTTTTCGAGCATTCTCTGAGTCGGTTGAGTACCCGCCCCCGTGAGCTGAACCCGATACGGCGTGATCTGAGTTGCTACACCAACAGTTGCAGGCACGTCGTTTCCTCTCTTTGGTTACTTGCTAAACGTGAACGTAGGCACGCCAGCTTTTTCTGCCTCCATAAGAAAGTTGTCCTTCGCTGCACGCTTCATGGCTTCGTGACGTTCCTCGATATCCATGAGTGCGAACTCGTACGTTTCTTCCGGGCATTGGGCTAAGATTACGTCGCCTATGACGTATGTACCATCTTGACGAAGACCGCTAGCGATGATCGAGGGTTTAGCCTTGTTGGCGAGAACATCAGTGACGTTAGGCTCGCGCACGATCGTATAACCGATAATGTCGAGTCGAGTCATCTCACTGCTGTCATCCTTCGGCGCCCAAAAATAATGGATGCCTTGCTTTCCCTTAACTGCGAACCGCGAACTTGCGGCTGCTTGGCGGTACTTTTCGTAGCGTGCTTTTCGCTCTTCCTGTGAAAGAGGTACTGCTGGTGGTGCGCTTTGGATATTCGGCGTCGTGGGTGTTGTCGGCTTCACGGGCTCTGTCATGACGGCCTCCGGTTATCAAGGGTCAGCGGGAACTTATTATTGCGCATGTTCTCTTCGCCCTTACGGTATGATTCGGTGGAAATACCAAGACCGGTGACAACACGCATTTCGTCGGTCGTAAGAATTCGTGGTGGAACAGGCGGTACGGCTCCTCCTGAAGGTGGTTCGGCGGATGATCGCGCAGCTGCTTCGGCGGCTTGCTCCTCGGCTTGAATCGTCCCTAGATTCGCGCCAAGTGCAGCGTTATAAGCGGTTTCCCAGAAGTTCGTGTCGAGCGCCTCAAGGCCTACGTTTTGCGTCATTCCCGTAATGATCGGGTCGAGACGCGCCCAGTATTTCTTCCCCTGGCGTGCACGATCCTTCGCCGTGTCGATCAGATTCTGACGTACCGCGCTCGTCATCGTGTTCCACTCGTTACGCGAAACACTCTGCGCGTTGATCATCTCTCGCGTCGTACCAAGTGGATCACGTTCGAAGTCTTCGGCGTTAGGTTGACGTGATTCACGCGCCGGTGGCGGGGGTTCATTACGGTTCCCCGCTGCGGCATTTGCTATCGCCGTTTGCGCGTTGGCTAAGATCGTTCGTTCACGGTCTTGATAGTACTGCGCGATTTGTTGGGGTGTACGTCCTTGTAGTTCGGAAGGTAGACCACCTCCATTGTTCGGCGGTACGCGCTCTGCTGGATCAAATACTGGGTCGGGCATTTTGCTTCTCCTTAAGTGGTTCGTCCTTCTCTTCGAGACGCTTGTCTACCTCAGTGGGCAGGTTTTCCAGGATCTTCAACATCGTCAGCTTACCGTTGATGAAGATTACATCGTCGTTCGTGCTACTGCGTTGGAGCTCCCTGACGCATACTGCTCGTAAGCGCTCCAAGTTGTCCAGATAGATCGCGTAGTTGGCCGACCGAAACATCACCTTCAGACTCAGGAAGTCCTGATTGGGCGGCGGCGCCAGGCTGAGCTCCAGGCTGTCCTTGACCCGCTTGAGGTCCTCCAAGCACCTTTCGCAGATCGGGGAGTAGCTTGTCTCTGTCACCGATATCGAATACAAAAAGTAGGCGATTGGCGAGATCTCGAGCTCCGTCCATAACTTGGAGCATAATTTGCGAAAAAGGGCTATCGGGGGGTGCCTGCGCAATAGTTTGGGCAGCTTGGACCAACTCATGGTAATATGAAGACATTGTATTAGCCATAAGCAAGAGCCCAGACCGATCAGTCTCACGATTTGCGCCAGCGTCAGAAGCTGATAGCTCGAAGAAGGTTTTACCTCCACTGAGCGCGCTGTCTTTACCGAAGAGTTGTATAAGATTTTGGGCGTGTTCTCCGTACTGCGACCAGTCATTTGGATCTCCGAAGTCCCTGTAGGACGTGTAAATGTTATTACCTACGGAGTTAAACGGCATGCGCAACCGCTTGATGTAGATATCGATACGCCTGTTACCTTCTGCGATCATTGCGAGTGTACCTTGCGACGCGTACGAACCTCTCTTCCCGTTAACGCCAGCTCCCATACCCTGAAGGGCCTGAGACACACCTGTGTAGCGTTCGGATAGTTGTAGGACGAACTGCTCCTCTTCGACCATGCTATTGTAGTTCGCACCGACGACGAGTGGCTGCAGATCGTCCATGTTGTCGACTTCGAACATCTTACCGGGGTACCATTCCGTCGAAGGGTTCGCGACGTCAGCGTAGCGTTTCTTCTTCCACGCAGGTACGTTCGCGATCATATTCGCGTCGCGTCGACCGTTATGAATCTGTGCCTGCTCCTCTTGAGAGTCCTCGAGAATTTGTGGTATGCAGTCGCCGTAGAAGGAATCTCCGCGTGGTATAAAGCGATAGTCGATAAACGTCTGCTGGAAGGGATTCGAACCAGGCTTGTAGTACCACCGTAGGATGCTCTTCTCGTCGTTGAACTTCGGATTAAAAGCACATACGAGCGGGTACCTTTTGCCTGGCTCGAGTTGGTAGTCGAAGTGGGCTTCGATTACATCGTATGGACGTCCTACATCAGCGGTAAGGGTAATACCCGTTTCGCTTAATTGTTGTTGGCTCGTGTTCGATCCTCCAGTAGAGCCTTTAGCGTTCAGAAGGAGATCGCAAGCCTTCTCGTCCCATATCTTCGTCGCTTGGCGAAACTTAACCTCGTTCTCAGTCAGACGAAGGCGATGGAATTTGATCTCGCAGAACTCGATACGTTTCGACGTTATCGGGTAAGGAAAGAAGTCCTCGAACGCGATCGTCTCCATTTTCGCGGAAGCCTCTTCGAGCTTCGTTGTCGTGACCTTTCCGTTTTCTCCTCCGGTAGCAGTGAAGAGCGTGTCGATGTTCCACCAAATCTTATCAACGACCGTACCTGTCTTAAACGTCTCGAGGATCGACGCATCAACAGTCGGGTACATTTGCATACGATTGAATGAGATATATTGCATCCACGCCGCTAACGAGTTCAACTGCTCCTGGGGTACATTCGATAAAAAAGTAGTAGGGCGCCAGAAGGGTCGGGTACCGTACAAAATACCTAACGTTCTCGCAGTCAGGATATCTACGTGCATCCGGATAAGTTGAGGAATAAAGTTGGATGCGTTGGGAAAGGGTGTCGAGCGTATCTTCTGCCCCGGAATCGCATTGTAGTTGTCGAGCCATTTTTTGTACTTCGAATCGATCTGAGCACTACGGGCTGTAACTGCGTTCTCGAAAGCCTTGACGAGGTACTCGATAACCTTCTTTTTCGCTTGAAGGTGTGCGCCTTGAACTTCAACGATTGTTAGAGGCATTAGGCGTATCCTCCATAAGAACGTTCGCTATTAACGCGAGGTAGATGAGGTGCGGTGAGTTCCGCTGTCTTTTCGAAGTCATCGTGCATCTCTTCCTCTGTCGAAGGACGTCGGCTTTCGTGGACCGCGTAGGCGAGTGCGTCAGCACCGTCCTTAAGTAGGTAGTGCGGAAACGAAACCATCTGCGTACGCAACTGGACGTGCTGTCCACCTTCACCTAGATAGAGACGACCCTCTTCAACTGTCGTACTAAGGAACAGACGAATACGATCGTCTTTGTCGCGACCACCAGGAGGCGCTACACCTACGGGGATCAACTTGCGATGCTGCTTACCACAAATGATGCACGTCTTGTACAGTTGCTTCTCGAGAATGAACTCCTCGATCGTCTTCTGCGCACCAGCCTTCTCGTACTTGTTCATCGTGCAGATAAACTGGTCGTTAACATTATGCCAATCTTCGATAATCGCCCGATAGCCACTGTTCTTAAGGATCGGTTTGAGCACGAACTGTCTGCCGTCTGCAGCGGTTCCAAGAGCGATGATAGCGTTCTCACACGCCGCACTCTTGCCACCTGACGAGGGATCGAGAAACGTCGAGCGATTAAGCTGGTAGAGGAATACCGGAGGAGTACCGTCGGATGGCACGAGTAAGTTCCGTCGTCCGTCAGGACCCTCTTTGATCTTATAGGACTTGATTAGATGTTCGGGAAAGTCCGCACCTGCTGGCGTTGACGGAGTATTGCGGTACTGGCACGAAAATAGGTACGACTTTTGGCGCTGTAAAATGTCGGCGAGTACGTGGTTCGGCAAGCGTTCTGGGAACGTCGAGTTGCCCTCTTCATCGTAGATATCATACGCGAAGCACTTGACTCCGTGTGGGCGACCCTCCTCGTCGATATAAAAGGGTGACTCTTCGAGGATCTCACCGTATAGATCGGCTCGACCGTGCTTCCATCGTGTGCCGGCGAACACTTCCTCGAACTTCTCGGCCTCTTCCTGCAGGCCCGTCGCTAACTTCCACCAGTCCTTGGCACGCTGCATTTCGGGCTCGGACTTCGCAGCCTCCTCGCCGATTGGATCGTCGTAGGAAATGCCCGTCCCATGCCAGCCGGTCGATTTCCCTCCAATGCCAATCGCCTTGAGAGTATTGTCGTCGTACGAGCCCGTCCTTGGTAAAAGGATCTCGTCGTCACGCCAAACGGTCTTGTTAATGTCGGGTGGGATGATTTCAGGGAACAACCAACGAAGCATATCGTTCTTCATTAGATGTTCTTTGATATTAACGATATTACGACGCACGCGTCCGTCGCTTTCACCTACGAGCAGCCAACGACGGTTACGTGGATCGAGTTCCTCCTTTTCATAGTCGAAGAACTCATCGCCACCACCTACATTACGCCACAACAAATAGCTCTTCGATATGATCGACGACTTGAACGTACCGCGTGCCCATAGGAACATTCGTCGCTGCGCCCAGATCGAGCCCTGGATCTCCTCGCACTTCGGTAGATGGTACGCGAGCGTCATGTCCTTGAAGCCCATGACGACCTTTGCGAAATAGTAGAGGGAGCTTAATGCCCGGCTGCGCAATTCTTCTCGCAGCTCGTCAGCCTTACCTTCCGCTGCCGTTAGGAGGATCGGATGTATATCGAGATTATTGCCCATCGGGTAGGCCCTCGCGTATGCCCTCAACGTCTTGTGAAACAACGCGCGGCGCATCGATTTCACGTGCCGTCTGGGCTGCAAGGGCTAACTTCGTCGCATCGATTGTTACGAACCGAGTTGTCGTATCAACCTGTGCGTGCTTGGATGTCTCTTTATTGCGATCGAGGATGTCACTCGCGACGCGTGCCTGGACACGTTCGTCGTCGCTTTCGAGCAGATCAGCGAGGACCTCTAGAGCACGATCGCCCATTTCGGCGATGCGCTGGGTCTTATTGAGTTTGGAGAGGCAAAGCTCCTCGTCAACTCGACGCCAGATCGGCTCGCTGATCGCCCGAAGCTCACGCTGGAACGCCTCACCCCTTATGTAATCGCGGACCGTTCCAGTCGCAAGACGCATCTCGCTAGCAATTTCGCGTGTCGTCTTGTTGATGAGCAGCAAACGCAGGATCTCGTCCTTCTTGACTTTTGTCGTGACGAGTCGGACAGGTTGGCCGTTCCCAGACGCGCGACGATAGCGTCCAAGGCGCGACGAGTAGGGCACTGTCTTCGCTGCGTCGTCTCTGACGCTTATACCCTCGATACCTTCGAACATCGGCGGCTGGGTTGACATCCTAATTAATTGTACGCCCCTTTAGGCATTACGGCAACATCTTTTTATGTTCTAACAAGATTCTATTATCGCGGCTAAGGCTCCAACGTACAAAAGGGACGTCCCGATGTAAAACTTGTACTATTTGGTGATAGGGGTTACCCCGTAGGGCAACTGCTCTGCGTTGTGGGGGACGGGGTTCTTAAATAGTAACCCCCGTTTCCCCCTTAAGTAGTACCACTAGATGTAATAACCAAAGGAGACCTACCGTGGGCAAAGAGATTACTATCACCTTAAGCGATGAGCAAGTACAACAGATCGTTAACATCCACAGCACTCGCCAAGATAGAACCATTAACGAGATAATCACCCTCGTTATCGAAAGAGGTATTTACGCTCTTGAGTATAGAACGAAGTATAATAAGGTTAAGTACACGAGAGCAAAAGAAGAAATGGCGGAGTTCAGAGCTTATAAAGCATCGCAGAAGTAAGTAATAGCGAACTTGGGGATATCGAAGTTGATATCCCCATTGCTTAACGAAGTAATAACAAAGGAGATAATATGAAAGATCGTAACAGTTACAAATGGATCGATAACATCGTAAGCAACGGTGGCACCGTTATCATCAAGTGCACCGATCGTCGACAGTTCAACTACCTGAGGATCTACTTCTACCAGGGCAAGGGCTGGCGTGTGCGCACCGACTCGAAGACGTTGCGCATCAAGATAACGCGCGAGTAGGCGCGTCGTTTCCTAGAATGATAATATCGTTCTAGGTAATACCGTTCGCAAGAGCGTTATTACTTAGAGCGATACGTATCCTCTACGCAAGTCCTCCGGGTTCGGAGCCGGAGGACTGGCTTGAAGTCGCCCGCGTGAGACGCGCGAGACGGGACGCGACGTCTTAACGTGAGACCGTTGATTCCGCCTCTTGATTTCGCAAAACTTTTTTTATATAATAAGTTATGAAGCGACGGGTTCTATCGGCGACGCTTCATCGAGTAGGTGTTGTAACGCCACCACGCAGGTTAACCAGAGGAGACCATCATGACTACCAATTCCAACAGCAAGACCGTCCAGATCACCTTGACCGAAGAGCAGGTGTCGGCCATCGCTAAGATCCTCTCAACTCGCGGCGATCGTTCGGAGAAGGAGATCATCGACCTCATCGTCGAGCGCGGCATCTACGCCTTGGTTTACCGTACGAAGTACAACAAGGTGAAGTACACCCGTGAGCAGGCGATGCGGGAGGAGTTCAAGGCGTTCAAGGCGGCGAAGGCGAGTGGTTCGCTCTCGTCGGTATCGTCGGTGGTAGCTGCACCGAAGAAGTAACGTACGACGAGGGCTACAGAGGCGGCACCCCTTAGTGGGTGCTGTCTGTGTTGCCATCGTTAAGGGGTAGCACAAGATGAAGTACAAGGAGACCACAATGAAAGTATCCTTCATGCTGTACAAGACGGACGGGGAGCAACCTATCCTCGAGGTGGAATTAACGAGTGTCAACCCCAAACACGACGAAACGAATCCCTCAGCGTCGTACGTTGCACATAACGTCGACTTGGGTCACAACCTCGTGAGAGATGTGTGGGTTCAGATCGACAAGTAGACGTAGGGGTGAAGGCACTCGAGAGAGATGCCTTCATCCGTACGCCTGATTGTTGGACGTACGAGAGGAGACCACGAAATGCACGAGAAGAACCGTAAGTTGTCTGCGATTGCCGTAATAGGTAAGGACGTTAAGACTATCCTCACCATGACCGAAGAAGCACGTCTAACCAAGTATGGAACCGACGGTTGGAAGCTGTTGGTCGCCAGATACGTAGAGCTCGTCGAAGAGGGTATCACCGAGAAGTTTCTGTTTCGCGACTAAAAGGAGGAGGAGACCAAATGATAGACGGACAGTGGTATCGTATCACTTACTGCTACAATAGTCGCACTCGAGATGTAGACGTATTCGAGTGCTCGAGTCGTGAATTGAGGGACGAGATCATCGCGTACATTATTCGCTGCGGTGATCGCGTTATCTCCGTCGAGGTGTTCTGATGAAGCAACCCTGGACGGAGAGAATCCTCGAACTGCTCCCGAATAGTGTCTGGGAGTTAAACGCTCACCCTGTCATTAGGGAGATGAACAGACAACATAGGGCTGATCGTGCGGCAAGGGGTAGCTGGGAAGCGCCAGTTAACTCGATGGCGTACGATACGCTCTATCGCTTGAGGAAACGTGGCGTCGTCGAAAGGGACGAAGAAGGATGGTACTACATCGTCGACGCGAAGAATGAACGCAAGATACGCGCGCTGTTAAAGGAGACGAAACGTGGCTAGCTACTATGATGATAACTTCGGACACTGGGACATCGACGATGAGGACGACGTCGAGTTCTACCGCGAGATACAGGAAACCAACGTCGAAAAGAAGTGTGAAGGCTGCGGACGTATGGTTAGGATACAACCACAATACGCGTACTGCAACTCGTGCGCGGATAAGCGTGAGAGAGGCGAGGAGATCTATGCTGAAGATGAATAAGGAATACGCTGGCTGGGAAAACGACTGGCGCTCGACGAAATACTATCGATGCGTATGTACGGCTCACAACTGTGAGCTTGAGGAGAACGAAGAATATCTCTTCAGGCGTCACATTAACGTCGAGGGTGGTACTGCTGTAGCGTTCGATGAGGATGAGATCGACCTCTCCGGAATGGATTGTCCCCGTAGTGGTGATGGAGATCTCGACATGTGCGACGACTTCTGGGAAGCGAGAGAGGTAATCGAATGAGAGTTTGGAAAGGTGTCTACTGTAACGCTGAATATACCGCTCATGTAAACATGAAGTTACTTGAGCTACTCGTAGAGTTGACGCGCGAGCACCCTAACTGGGAATTCGACGTCGACGGACCAGATTGGGAGCGTGACAACGATGAAGAAGCTTAGCATCGAACTTACCTACGACGAGCGGAAAGTCTCGCCCGAGACGATTCTCACTCACCTACGGGCTCTCGTCTTTCGATTCGAGGGACTCGTCGATGTTAACGCTGCTAAACCACCACGAAAGAGGTCGAAATGAAGGTCTACATCGCAATGGCAATCGACTACGAGGAACATCGTATTCTCGGCGTCTTCGCAGACGAAACGACGGCTTATATCGAGGGTAATGCGCGTCGCCCTGAACGTGAGCCGCATCTATCTGTTGGTACGGTTTGGGCGCCTATTACATATGAATACGCTGGCCATACTTTTACCAACGACGACATCTTCGATTCGGCTGGCTTTGTAGTTAAAGAATGGGACGTGGAGTCGTGAGATGGCTCCTCGTATTTTGCAACTGGCTCGACTGGATGTACGACTTCCACATACGAATGCCAAGAGAGGAAAGACGACGTGCCGAACGAACGTTACGTAAAGATCCCAATGACTGATCGTTGGGCGCTAATACCCTACGATGATAAAGGCGATCCGAAGTTCTTGCTGTTAGAACCTTCGGACTACACGGGTGAATACGAGGCGATACTAACCGTACGCCAAGTTTTTACCGACGAAGAGATCGTACATCTCGTCAACCGGGCTCTGTACGTAATGAAGTACCAGAAGGAAACTCACGCAAATAGGAGACGGAAATGAAAGAACGCGAATACGTTATGATGCCGTACGAGTTGTTCAAGCGTTTAAGGTTCCTCATCGATGGTATCGCGATCATGGGGACGCGCGAATTGGACATGCGCCTACGATCCGAATTCGTCGAGCTAGCGAAGGGCCTCGACGTCATCGATCCACGCGATGAACTGGAGGGCGTCGATCGCTCGAAGGACTGATCTTGCTCGAGCGATAATCCTAAACCAATAATCATTTGTCCTTGATGCCCAAATGTTTGAGACAGGATTTGTTGTATCTCGTTGAAAACAAACGAGTTACACAATTGTCCTAAATTATTGCTGGGCATTGATATATTAAATACACCGATACTCAAAGATCCGATACAGTTCGAGCAAAAATATATAGAGAATCCACAGATTTAGACATTGATAGAACATATAGGAATCTTGTATAATGATCCGTCCTTGCTCGCGCTGTTTTAACCTTGCTCTAACTTTGTACGACAATGAAACGGACGGTGTACTACTTATTTCGATGCCTAACATTCATTTAGGACAAATGTGTATCTCGTTTAGAATCAACGAGATAGCGTAGATCCTAGCTTTGGCATGTCAACATCTAGGAACCAATTGTATCGATTTAGGATTATCAGTATCGGACAATGCTAGAACAAAAAACGAAACAGGAGACCAAAATGTACAACGTAGCGATCGAAAAGAATTCCATCCGAACAGTAACGAAACACGTAACGTTCGACGAAGCGAAGTCATTCGCGCAGAAACATCTCGGCAACGGCGTCGTACTCGAAGTATCGAAACTTACGCATAACTTCTGGAGCCTCTTGGTTGAAGGTCAACATAGGGGATTCATCGTCGAGTCTAAACATAAGCTACGGTAGGCGGCCCCGCTCGCCCTCTTGCTTTCGCAAAACTTTTGTCGTATAATGGAAGTATAAACGTAGTTCAGCCCGAACAAGGAGACCATCATGCAAATCGGCGACTTTGAACGCACGATCGAAGTCATTCCAATCGAACTACCCGAAGAAGAACCCCAAGACGCGCCGTACGAACCCGAACCCGTGCCGGTAGAACCGACAGCGCCCAAGCCGGAGGAACCCGCACATGTCTAACGATTACGAACAAAGGGTCTCGCTGCGCGGACTCTCCGCGTACAAATCACTCGCGCTATCGTCGAATACGACATTCCTCGTTAGTATGCACAATTTTATCTGGGAGCCTGGTAAGAGCGTCGTTTCCCACTGTTCGATGTGTGGTAACGCACCACGCGTGGTATGTGGTTGCGGTATCTACGCTCATCGAACACTCGACAATCATCTCACGACCGGTTATCCGCAGTTAGGCGACCCAATCGTCGAACTTGCCATTTGGGGAATCATTCACCAATTCACCGAAGGCTACCGCGCTCAGTACGCGAAGATCGTTAAGATCTTCCTCCCTCGACGTGGTGAAGAGGTTCCTCTAGCCGCGCGTGCGGAAGCTCTCGAACTGACGTACATGGTTCCAGTCGAGATTATCGATCTGCCGAAGAGTGGAAGTAACGGTGCAATAGGATATACTCCTCGCGAGAAGCCTCTAAAGATCGAAGACTTCGAGCTGTTCGTCTACAGCGATGACGAATCGATCGCATCGTTCTGCCGTCGTGAACTTAAGAAAAGGTACGCGCAGAAGATCGCGGCCTGTAAGCGTCGACTCGAGTACGGTCGAAACATTCAGGCGACCGCCGAACAGGACCTCGCGAAGTACGAAACGAAACGAAAGGAGCTAAAGTAGTAACGTCCGAAGCATGACGCTCCCCCTCTTGCTTTTTGCAAAAATCTCATTTATAATATAGTTAGGAGGAACGAATGAACGTCAACAAGGTGTTATATATCGCCGTCGGGCTAATTCGCGAGGCGATGAAAGCGAATCCAACCGAAATGGGTCTTCGAGACTTTCGCGAGGAAGCCGAAAAGGCGATGGACCAGTTCAACGACGACGGACTCACCGGCAATGGTACCGAACAAGACGTTGCCGACTGGGAAGCGATAATCTCGTCAATAACCGAATAGCGAACGAGGACAAAGGATGAAAGTCACGCATTCCTTCGAACTGTACGACCCGAAGAAGCACTCGGTTCGTGCCCGCTGTACATCGGCACGTGACATCGCCGACTTGTACATCCCGATTAAGATCCTTAACCAACTGAGGCTCGGCCCGAACGCGACGATCTACGTTACCTACGATAGCGAAATGCCTATCGAACAGGTAGAAGAGCAGGTCCTCCGTGGCAAAAACTGAAAGCGGAGCACCTCGCGCACCGAAGATCGAGTTTCTCGCGAAGATGGTCGAGCGACTCGATGAAACAATCGACGCTGGTCATTCGCTTGCAGTCATCGGCGACGATGAAGATGGCGGAATGAAGATTTACGAAATCCTCGAAGAACAACTACTCGTCGGATGGCGTGACGCATTCGAGTGGCTTCAGGTCTTTCTCGAAAATCGTCGCGACTACCACAAAAAGCGTAACACGTCGTCGAAGATCGAACTGCAGCTGATGGAAGAGGCACTCCAGCGTGCGGGTGTCGACACGAAGAAGATACGTAAGGAGGCCGAGCGTGCCGCAGACGACTCGATCACATAGGAGACCAAATGACACCTCAGCGCGCGGCGCTCCTTCAGTTCCTTGAAGGTGTACGAACGTACCTTATGGTCGGAAGGCTCGCCTATGTCGACGAGCTTTCCGATGCAAACGATAGAACGCTCGATAACGTCGAGCAAATCCTGGAATCCCTCGAAACGGAGCTTGAAGATGAAACAATTCGACGCGAATAATGAAACGACGCAGCTGCAACATCTCGCCGACCGCTTAATGAAGTGCGTCCTCCGCTACAAGTCGACTCGTGAAGACCGCTTTCTCGCCGACATGCGTGAAATCTCGAACATGATTCGCGCACTTGGATATCACCCGTATTTCTACGCTTCGAACGACATTCTCGTCGTATCGAAGAACGCAATACTTACGCCATCACCAGACGAGCACTTCGATGCCTAGCCTTATCGTTATAGGATCGAACGCTCCTGAACGTCTCGCGGTCTACATCGTAAAAGGAGACGAAAGTGAAGTCATCAAGACGGCCCAATCGCTTCATCAGTGGTTCACCGTCGTTTCTCTTACGGCGGCTTCTACTCAAACGCCCAATCCATGGGGAGGAACCTTACTTAAGGAGGTGGCATTTACTCACCCGACGGACGCATTTACATGCGCGATCCGTTACGCATCGTACTTTTACCGTGACTTACCCGAACATCAACGGGATGATGCCATGGCGTTATGTGTCTCTATCCTTGATGAGGCGGTACGACCGAAAATAACCGTCGAGAGGACAACCGATCTTCCGCCCGTCGAGAATATGCCTTTAGGAGGTGACAAAGAAACGTCTTAACGTCCAAAAAAACTTTGCCCCTTTATGTTGACTATTTTTTCGTGATCATCTATAATGAAGACAATTAACAAAGCACGCCGCAACTGCGGCTAACCGAAAGGAAACACCAAATGGCAGACGAAACGAACGGTAACACAGTAGACCTCTCCGCAGTTGAAGCAGAAGTCTCCGCCCTCACACCCGAACAGGTCAAAGAGAAGCTTCTCGCGATCCGCGTCCGGCAGAAGGTTCAACAGAAAAAGCAGGCGGAGAAGGGCGGACAGAAGGCGTACAACCAGAAGCAGCAGGCACTTCGTAACGCCTACAAGCAGCAGGCGATCAAGCTCGGCATTTACGATGACATCGTCAAGGAAGCCGATAAGCAAGCGGAAGAGAAGTACGCCGCGATGGTTGCAGCGAGTGAACCCGACGAAGAGGACACCGCTACCGCTTAACATCGAGATGCGCACGTAGCTTCCAACTACGGCGCCCGAAGAGGTGGGCAGGTTTGGTTGGTCTCCTCCCTGCTCACCTTTTCCTGATGTTCGATAGGACCTCGCTCGAGCGTTGTTAGAGAAGGCCGCATGAACGCCATCGGTCATTGTTTGTCGAGATGCGTTCCTCCGTGCCAACGGAGTGGCAGTGCGGCCTTCTGTACCAACTAACGAACGAGGAGAACCAAATGCATGAGCGCAAACTTAAAGCCAGTACTCGTGAAGCAATCGCCCACCTCCACGGCAGGCTCGAAATCCAAATCGAATACTACGCAGCGGGAATTGGCATCACCGCGGCCGAGCTTTCCAACGAGCTGGGATCGTTACTTCTCCTCAGTTCGACCGGGAGCGTATCGGATCGCATGCGGGTTTTGCGAGAAAAGACCCCCGGATTACTACAAGGGAGCGCAGAGATGGAAGTGGGTAGCCGGACACGAAAGGGCCGCCCACGGAAAAAATTGGGACGACCAGTAGGCAGCAAGACCAAGAAGATGTCAGGTATCAAAGCCTACTGGAACGCTATGACGGAAGAACAGCGCAAAGCGGAGATGAAACGTCGAGGTCTTGTAAGAAAGAAGGTAGCGTAAGGCAATGGCACGAAAGACCGTCAAAAAGAAGAAGCCCGTCGCAAAACGGCGGGCTAAACGTGTTGCTGTAGCAACTCCGATCGTCGCACCCAGCATCGAGTTCGATTTGATGCTCCAGTCGATCACTGAACTTTACCCGAACGACCCGACGAATCCTGGTCTCGCGATTGCGTGGTTGCCGTCATCGCGAACGTTCTATGCATCCGTACATCGCTTTCGCGGCCGTATGGGTAACGAACCTTACACCGTATTCAAGGGCTACGGGCCTACCGCCTTTCACTGTATGCGCGAGCTTCTCGATAAGTGGTCGCGTCATATCAACCCTCCAATGAATGCAACCCAAACACTGCGAGGTCTCCGTGGAGTCGCCAAAAATGAACCGTAGAATGTTTATCACAAACAGTGGTCTTGCAGTTGTTGGAGCTGTATCACTAGAACTTAACCTCAACCCGCTGTTTGCACAAAGTGCGCCGGCGCTGAAATTCCCACTTAACCAATCACTTCTTACCAGCTTAGAAAACAGCGTTGGTCCGTGCATTACTAGAGTAGTTAATCGAACGGCAACGGGTGCAGACGTAAGGCTGGTTCAAGCACAGATCAGCGCTCTACGCACGGAACTGGTGCGCGTCGGCTTCGCCCCCACCTTCAAATACGCGTGCAGCAAATTTTCCGGCTCGGACCCACGCTTTAGCTCCTCCTCGGTCGCTACCACGGTCACCCACGTGATCCAACAATGGGCGCCCAGCGTGACCTACGCGCAGGTCGACCGCACCTACTTGACCATGTCCCAATACAACCCGGCACTGCCCCCTTTGAAGCTGGCCGGGATTATGCAAGGATCACTCAACCAACTCGGCATCGAAGGTTTGGACGCATACTTAGGCCAAGTATGGGACGCACTCCAAACCGTCAGCAACATCATCTACGGGAACTTTTTCACTACAACTACCTGCCAAG